AAATCCATAATTAAAAATATTTATTTAAATGAAAATCAGGTATATATAAACTAGCCCAGTTAAATGGATCTATAGCAAGTTGAAACTCATTTAAAGCTTTCAATGTTGCATCTCTCCAAGATCTAGACCATAAAGCATATGCATCAATGCTTATCCCATTAACTGTATAATCAGTTACCCAACTGTTTGTATTTGGATCCCAGTGATACCATTCAAATTCATCTTCTACAAATACAGTCTCTCCTTGAGAACCACTAGGAGGTAATGAAGCTAGATTAGGCACTCGTTCCAAATATATTAATTCAAAAGGAATTCCATATTGTGCAGCTTTTATTCCTTGTGGACTTGCTAAATTAGTAAACCCATATTTAGATCCTGTACTTAATATCTGTAGAGGCTCACAAGATATACTTGAAGTATCATTAGCATCTGCCCCATTTTGATAAACACCAATAGAATACCCATTTATTGTTTTAAGATATACGTCTCTTTTTGCCCTATAGTCTGAAGCTTGAAATTCTGAAGTATTAAATGTGTTTACTTCTTCATTACTAACTTTAAATCCATCAATATCATTGTAATTAATAGCAAACTTAACTAGACCTGTTTGATCAAATATAAGTTCATCTATTTGTATACAATCATCTAAAGGACAGTTTAATGGAGTTGGTCCTGGAGGTGGTGGTTCTGGTGCAGGTTGTTCTCCTACAATAGTCTCTGTAATGGTTACTGTATTACATGGAACTACATCTTTACAATCCTCAACCTCATCTGCTTTTATAGTAAGTGTAATTTTCTGTTGCCTACATGCTCCTGCAGTTGTAAAGCAATAACATAATTGTAAGCTATGTTCTGTATCTACAGATGAATTAAAAAATGTATGTCTGTATTGACCAGCACCATTTGTTAATACAGTACCAATCCTATCTATATATAATTCAAAATCTTTAATAGGATTTCCATTGCTATCAACTACTTCAAATAAAATGCATTCTGCATCATCAACACAAAACTGTGCTTCAACAGATATTTTTTCTTCTTCCTTTGCAGCTATTTGTGCTATTGTGTTAGCAAGCTCCTCTTGTAAGTTAGAAAGTTCAGCTTCTAATTCTTCTAGTTCAGCTTGCTGAAATTGAAGTGCGTCCTCATACTTTAGCTTTAAGTCTTCTTTTTCAACTATAGTTTCTTCTAGTAGCTGTATGTCATCTATTAATATTTTTAGTTCTAAAGCTAACTGATCTATTTCAGCAGCTAGATTTGAACAGAAAGGTTCTGGTCCAGTTGGATTACAATTGACATCATACTCTTTTTGTTTTAGATCTAACTCTTGTTGTTTTTCTTGCTCTGTTTGTTGAAGCTGTGCAAGCTCTGCTTGATGTTGAGCTATCTCTTGTGTTAATTGATTAATTAATGTAGTAAGATTATCTATTTCAGCTTGTCTAATTTCTATATCTCCTTCTACTTGTTCAATATCACTTTCTAAACTTTCTTTTTCCTTGTTTAGTGCTTCTAAAGTAGCTTCTATCTCTTCTAATGCTTTATTTAGTTGTGCAGCATTAGGAGGGTTATTAGAACAATCTGCACACCATGATGGTGCATTTGCATCTGTGCAAGGATTAAGAGGTGTTGATGGAATAAATACTTCTGAAGTAATTGTAAGAATTTCTGGTAGTTTGATATCTAAACTTTGCCAATCACAGAGTTGTTTTTTTATATGGGAAGATTCTACATCTTTTGAACAACATGGTGTAATACCAAATCTTTTTGACATAAAATCAAGATACACACTGTTTGCAAACTTCTGTTGGGTATCAATTATCTTTACAGTATCCATCCTACTTTAAATTATTTTTTGCTTCATTAATTTTTTTGGTCAGTGGATCAGATGATGTTGAGGCTTTTTGAAAACCAGATGCTTCATAAGCTTGTTTACATGTCTTATGTACAACTGTTCCATCTTTAGCTTTAGTCTTTTGACACCCACAAGAAAATCCTTTATTACAATATCCACAATTACTCATATTAGTTGGTTTTAATATTTAACTGTTAACAACAGATTGCTGAACAATCTATCTTATTTAATCTCTTCATTGCATAGTTATAAAGTTCCATACCCTCATTAGCACTTGTGCAGTATTCAACTTTAGCAACTGCTGCATCAATTAGTGTCCTAATATATGCAAGCTCAGCTAGTAAATCTGCTCTTTCACTTGATGGAGCACAAGGCTTCATATCTATATCACATAGTATTTTGTAGTATTTATCCATAATAGAGCAAACCCTTAAATGATTATACTCAACATATGCCTTGTCATTTGGAGAAACACTATACCTGATAATATAAACACCATCAGGAAGTACACTTCTTGTGCTACCACAATCAGTGCTTTGGATGCCAAGAGAGCAACCATTTATATTCAAATCAAATCCATGCTTTACTTTAATTAAAGCAGGGCTATTAAATCCTGGAGGTGTTATTAAAAGTTCTTCACAATCAACTCCTAAGTCATCTGTGTATTGACTGGTATCTTTTACTGAAAGAATCCCACAATTGGATACACTAGGAACTTCCAGACTTAATATATGCTTATTGGCCATTAAAATAAATTTTAAATAAATATAGTACTACACATATAATATACAAAAATAATAGAATAAAAAAAAGGCAGGTAATCAATACCTGCCTTTAATTAATTAGTTGTTATTACTATTAAGCATCAATGTTTGCTTGGAAAGGAACTCCAGAAACAGTTTCAATGTTTGCAAATATAGTATCTAAGTCAGCTATCAATACAACATCTGAAGACTTAACAAAAATTTCATATAAATATCTGTCATTGTCAAAAACTCCAGATGGGTTGTTAAATCTTGGAACTACGTGCTCAATAACAAACACTTTGTATAAAGCATCTCTATCAACACCAGCTATAACAGCATCAGAACCTTCAATCTCTCTAATTCTTGCAGAATCAGCATTACCTTGGTTGTAAGGAGATTGTCTGTATCTTTCAGATAAAATAATCTTTCTTGCTACAGTCTCACCACTTGTTTGTTGCATCTCTCCAGGAGTAGCTGCAGAAACACCACAATCAGAACAAGGATCTCCAGTTTCATCAATTGCAGAAAGAATTAATGATACAGGTTCTTTTTCATAATGATCTCTAGTATCAAAAGAACAATCACCAAATCTAGTATCAACATAAGCCCCTTCTAAAGTAACTTTTGCAACTACTTTATCACCTACAGGATCTGTTGATGCAGTATATCCAGCTTCAAATGCAGCTACAGAAGCAAAAACATCTGTTGTCGGAACACCAGCTGCTTCATATGAAACTTCAATTTCAGCTACTTGTACAAATGGAGCAACAATTGGATCAGCAGTAACTTCTTTGATTGCCTCAACTAAAGCTGATGCAGGATCAATATACTCTTGTCCATCTGCTGTGCAACAGATATTACTAGAATCTGCAGTTGCATAAGCATTATGGTTTAAAAATCTTAATGCAGGAGAACCTTTAACATCAAGTCTTACTAATAAAACTTCACCACATGGTACACAATCAGATCCAACTTCTAAAGATGCAGTAGCATTTGCTCCAGCTTTTACTTCAGTTGAATATAATTTAGTAATGTACTTAGCATTAATCATTTTTGATTTAATACTTTCTGTGTATCCACCATGACCAGGATTGTTTCCAATCTTATCTTGATCTGTGTAAGCACCTTGTGCAATGTAAAATTTTTGAGGGACAGCTGCCGTACCATCTACAGTCAACCAGTCCTCAGTCACTACTGCAATTTCTTGTTGAAGTAAATCAATTGTTTTTTCTCCTGGCACTGCTTCTAAAGCAATTGGAGCAAATGATTTACAAAATGCATGATTAAAATAACTCATTTTTCAAATTTTAAAATATAAATAAATATATACCTACCCCGTGTAAGTATACTATAATATACAAAGTTTTTTATAAACTGCAAACATTAATTTGATCTTTCTGCAGCTTGTTGATTTCTTTGCATCTCTGTGTAATTATCAATATCTCCTGCAAGTATAGAAGCAGTTTCATCAATTAATAATTCTACAATATCATCTTTAAATTCACACTCAACATCAACAGTAGATATTAGACCTGTATATGGATCTAACACACCATTTATTTGAATGTAAACTGGTCTTCTATAATAGGTTAGTAATGGATTAACAATATTAAAAGAGGTGTCTTTATATATACGTACCTCATTATCAATCAAAGTACAGAAAGTTTCACCCCAGTCAAAATCAGGTCTTTTCAATGGATCTCTTAATATAAGATTCACATTTGCTTCTTCAGCTAAATAAACTGTCATTGATCTTGGTTCTGGACAACACTCACTTGTTGCTTCTACACTAACCCTTTTAAATTCTAAGTAATCATTAACAGGAAAGTTAGTTGCTCTAAAAAAAGTATCTTCTACTGTTCCCGTTAATAATAACTCTGTAAGAAGTATTTGTAAATCATCTATTCTTCTCTTAGATGCTTCATCACCTTCTTTATACATATTCCCTCCATGTAAGTTTCTTCTACACCATTCTAACTGAGCTTTATTAAAAGCTTCAATCATTTCCCATGTTTGAATATTATCATAGTCTTCACTATCTAACTTATTAAGTCTTTGCTTAATCTTTATTTGTAGAACGGCATTATTCATAACTTATATATTTAAGAATTCCAGTATGGCTCTAATTTAGCTTGTAAATTATTTAATACTTCTTCATTATCAGGGTTCTTTAAGAAAGCAGACACCTCTTCTGGAATCTTACCTAACTTAACATTGCTATCTAAAGTTTCAATCCATCCACTACCTTTTTTAGTAATAAACTTATAGTACATACAATCTTTAACAATTGCCGTAACTTTAAGGTCTTTCATTGTAAGCTTAGATGCTTGAATAAATTTCTCTGCAGATAACTTCTTACTAGTCTCTGTCCCATCCCCATTAATAAACATATCCATGTTTTCATATAAAACATCAGTAGGAGTAGACTTAGTATATTGTGTGCTATCATAATCTACAATTTTAGCAACATATAAAAGCTTGCTTGTATTCTTGTTATACATATCTTCTAAAGCAACCAATGCTTTATTTCTAAGCTTAGTATATTCTGTTCTTGTAGCAATTGATTCTTCTTCTGAATCTAAATAAAACTTAGGAATTGGGTTCTGTTTTTTTGCATCTTTTAAAGATTTTGCAACTATAGAAAATCCACCAGCCTTAATTGCATACAACTTAATCAAATCATAAGGATCTGTTGCAGGATCTAAAAATACTGGATCATTACCACATCTAATAGAAATCTTAGACCAAAAAGCATCATTATCAGGTTTTAACAAAGTAAGTTTATTCCAAAAGTCTTTGTCTTCTGGATCAACAACATTAGCTGCTAAATCTTTTTCTAATTCAGAAACAACCTTTCTAATCTCTTTTATTTTAATCTCTTTTTCTCCTGGAGATAATTTTTTTACTTCAGGTGCAAATTCATTTAGACCTGTAACATATCTTTTAACTCCGTTCATTTCTAAACAAGCTAAGTTCTCTTCATGCCATACTCCATCATAAAGAGCCATACCATAGTTTTCTAATCCCATGTTTTGTTTGTTAGGATTAAAAAATGGTTTAACAGCAATAGTCTTTGCTTTTCTTTGCTGATACTTTTCTACAATTGTGTAATCTTCCATTTTTGTTTGGTTTTAAATAATTAATAATTAATTGACTCAAATATACATATTTATGTATAATTATTTATTAATATTTCTTTAGCAAGCTAGTTGCCTAGCTTACTAAGGTTTTTGAGTCTTATGCAGGAGGTCCAGCAGGATACCCTTCATCAGTAGCCAATCTAAACATATCATCTGCAACAGGACTTCCTGTTTTTGATAATTCTGCTTCTAATTTATCAGCTTTTTCAGTAAGGTCTTTAATACTTGTCTCAGAATTAGATAAAGACTCTTGAAGCTTGTCAAGTATTTCCTGAATCTTTTTTCCATCTATATCTAACTTTTGTATATCAGATTTTATCTCAGAGATACTTTTATCATCCTTTCTATACGTCTGCCAAATAATAGCAATCTTATTTCTGTTTTCTTTAATGTCTTTTTCAAAATCCTCTGCAGCTTTTTTATCACCTGCCTTTTTAGCTTCAGCAAGACTATCTTCTAACTTTTTAACTAGAACTTGAAGGTCTTTAACTTTGGTTGCAGCCTCATTTGACTCCTCCCTTAAGACATTTAATTTCTCATCATTATCTTTTACTTCAGTCTTAATCTTACTAATAGACTCTTCAGATTCATTGATGTTTACTTCAATTGAAGATCTTAAATCCTTAAGTCTTTCAATACCTTCTCTTGCCTCAAAAATTTCAAATATACCTTTACTTATAGGAATAATAACTCCTGTGCTAAGTATTTCACCATTTAATTTTCTTAACTTAAGAAATAAGTCTCCAGGTTCTGCACCTGCTTTAATTGCTTCAAATGCATCTAAATAAGCAGGCAATGCTAACTTACCTTGAATAGCTAAATTAACCTGATTTACTGTTGCTCTACTTGCCTGTTCACCAGGAGCTGCAACCTGTCTGTTTGATAAACTAATTTTTCTTCCCATGATTTCTATTTATATATAAAAAAAAAAGGAGGGAGATTAATCCCTCCCTTTTTTAGGTTAATGTTTAACTTTAGAATGATCCTCCAGTAACTGGGTTTCTCATTACAATTTTTAAAACTTTAGTTGGATCTTTCACCCATACAGCTGGCATAGTTTGAGTCATATAAACTCTGTAACCATTAAACTGTCCAGTTGAAGCAAATCCTTGAGATCTTCCCATGTAGTCCATAGTACCATTTTGGTAGAACCACTTAAGTTGATTATCCCAAGATAACTTCAATAAGTGAATGTTATCATTTCCTTCTTCAGTTACATCAAAGATAATGAAGCTATAAGAGCTTAATGGTCTTCCATCAATTAATGGATTCTCAATATCATTTGTATGTAAGTTGTCAAATGCTGGGTTAAGTACAAACTTAACGTTAGCTAAGAAAGGAATTGTAAAGCTTGTATAAGCAAATCCAAAATCAAGATCCATTCCTTTACCAGTTACAGCACCAATGTCAGAAGCATTTTGAACTAATCCAGCACCAAATACCTCGTTAGCAATTGCTTTGTTGATTAACTGCATACCACCAATACCTGTTTGAACAACAAGTTGTCTTTGTGGATCTGGCCCTTTAAATTCAACTTTACCTTGGTAGAAGTTGTATAACTCAGATTTAAACATATCCAATGTAAATTGAGATTTGTTATAAATTCTTTTGAATGAGTTATCTAACTGAGACCATAAACCAACAGATAATCTAATATCATCTGGTCCGTCTTGTTTGATTCTACCACCTTTACCCCACATTAAGTAAGTCTCAATATCATTTGCAATCTTGCTTAAGTGAGCTGCTTCCATGTTAGTAATGAAAGTTCTAGATAATCTTCCACTTTCAAATGCATCTCTAGCACCTGATTTACCCATGCTAGCTACTAATTCTTCAATAGAAGAAACAGAAGGATCAGCATCTTGATCAAAGTTTCTCCAGATCTCTGTTACAGGAACAGTACCATCTGAATTCATTCCACCTTTGATCATTAAATCAGCTCTAGAAGAAATTGAATAGTGTACGTGAGCTTCAGCTCCTCCTACATAGTTGTAGAATTCTCTGAATCCAGAACCAGTTTCAATATCAGAGAATCTCTCTCCATATTCACCTCTTGCAGAACCTTTTCTAAAGTACTTAGTTCCAGAAGCTAGATATTTTGCAACGTCTAATTCAGCCCCGTTATCATTGTTCACTAATTGTACAGTGTAGATAAACCCGTCACCAGCTGGAATAATATCATCAGCAGTGATGTAAAGTTCAAGACCATTGTACTTGTCATAAGTAATGATATCACCATGTCCAAAAGCTCTCTTAGAAAGTTTGATTTGGAAAGTTGTACCATCAGCACCTACTGAAGGTTCAGCTGTTAAAGGTGCTACACTAAAAGGTAGATCTTCAGCAATTGGTGTTTGCCATTTGTATTCACCTCTTGCATTGTCTACTAAAATTGTGTTCTTACCACCAAATGAAGCCATTTGATATAAAGGCATTTCAACCTTCTGAGTCATTGCCCATAAGTCTACTGGTCCCATATCCATTGGCTCAGATGATCCTAACATCTGTGTCAAGTGATAAGAATCAACGTGAGAACTAGCTTTGTAGCTTGTATCTCTTAGGAAAATTCCATTGTTTAATACTGGAGTTGCCATGTTTGATTGTTTTGATTGTTAATAATTAATAATTGTTTTCTGTTTATAATAAACCTCTTTAAAATCTCTTAAATATATTGTTACCTCTTGGAATCTTTCTCTTGTTAGATTTTTGAACATCTTTCTCTTTTTGTTCAACTCCTAAAGAGCTTCCTCCACTGTTAACCTGTTCTGTCTTTAACTTCCTTACTGTTTTCTCAACAGATGCTTGAGCACCTTTATCCATGATCTTAGACTTGTATCCTTTAGGATCTGCTAATAACCACAATGCCTCTGCAATTAAAGGATAGTTAGGTTCTACAAATTGATACTTCTCAAGTAGATGTCCTAGTAAATTAGTATTCTTACCACTTACTGATGGATAGTTAGGTTGTACTAATCCGTTATATAACATTGATTGTACTTTCCTGTCTACTTTAATCTCATTCAAAGAACCTTCTTTCAATGTGTTATACACATTTTCCATGTATTGCTTAGATGCTTGCTCTTGTTGCTTTCTCTTCATCTCTTGTTGTTCAAGTTTCTGAGCTACAACTTTCTCTTGCATCTTATCTAATTTAGGTTTAAACTTAGATGCTTGTTGTTCAAGCTTTCCTAAGTCTTTCCAAATTTCAATTTCTTCTGCTATTTCTTCAGATGTACCATACCCCGTTGCTGTAAGGTAATCAACAATAATTCTTTCTTGATCCCTTTCATTTGAAACATCTAAAGTTCTAACCTCTTCAGTAGCTGCTAAAGTTGCAAACAATCCTTTCATGTCTTGTCCACCTTCTGCTACATATCTTGCTGCAATTTGAAGTTCTTCTGGTAAACTCTCAAAGAATTGTTTTGGAGTTTCACTTCTTATTTGTCTAGCTTTCTCTTCAAGGTTAGCTTCAATAAGTTCTGTCCAATCTTTAGCTGTGTAGTCTTCTAAAGACTTATCATCATCAAATGGAACAATCTTATCATCTTTAATTAATTTACTAAAGACATCTGCCATTCCTGTAATAGCTTTTCTACCTCTAGTTTCTTTCTTTTCATCTTCTACTTCTTGATCTTCATCAATTGCTAAATCTTCAAATACTTCATTAGCAGTTTCTTTTGTTTCTTCTTTTGTTTCAGAAGTAGTTTTTACTTCTGTTTCTGCTTCAGGAGTAATTTCTTCTTCTTCTTCTTTTGACTCTTCTGATTTTGTAAAAGAATCATCAAAGGTTTCAGTTGGTTTGTTAAATATGTTACCTTTAGGAGTTGTTGTTTCTTCTGGTAAAGTAACACCTTCAGCAGTTGCTGCTCCATTGAATATTTCATCAAGGTTTACGTCTACTGTTTCTACTTTACTTTCCATTGTTTCTTTTGAATCACTCATTTTTTTGTTGGTTTTAAATGATTAACTTATTGTTTACACATACAATATAGATATTATTTTGTAATTAAACTTAAAATATTTTAATCTATAATTTTCATTTTATGCAGTATATAGCTAACGTACAAATCTTTATTTCCTATTGATCTTTTTTGTTATCTTTTTTAGGTGATTGTACATCATATTTGTTTTTATTCTCTCTAGCTATCTGCAAGTTTTTATCTGCAATATCCCTTTGAGTTGACAACTTCTCTCTTTCTATAGTTAACTTATCTTTATCCATAGAATTTTTTACAGAAGCTTGCTCTCTTTTAAAGTCCATTTGCTCCCTATATTCAGACCTCTTTCTTAAATCATCCATAGAATCTTTAAAATCAGATTGTAAGTTTTGGTTAATGTCTTGCCCAGCTCCATAACCTGCAGATCTAATCTCAGCAACTAAAACATCTTTTTGTCTTTCTTTCTCATTCTCAGCTTGCTCAAACTGTAACTTCATTTGTTCTTCTTGCTGCTTAGCTTGGATTTGCTCTTGCTGCATTTGTTGTTGCTGTTGCATTTCTTGCTGTCTAATCTGCATTTGCTTAGCTTCAGCATCTTTAAGTATATCAGAAACTTCTGCAATACTATCAGCCTTAACAATATTACCAAGGTCATAGATTGATGCACCAGTTGTATTATTAGTAAGAGCTAATTGTTTAAGCTGCTCAAGAATTTGTCTGTGGTTTGTCCTAGTTGTACAGAAGATATTAAAATCTCTTAGTAATAAATCTGTACCATTTATTGTAAAGTTTACTTTTTCAGCCTCTGAAGATATATACTGTAACCTAACACTTGGATTTGAACTATAATAGTACTGTGCTAAGTCTGTTCTCATCTGGTGTACTCTTGGCATTAAGTTATCTGAGTGCTGTGTAAAGTAAGTTTCTGTTTGTGCATATGATTGGTTCAATGCTTGAGTAACTCCTGTTGCAGTTTCTTGTCCAATTGGAGAACCTAATCTCTGAGGATTAATACCAATAGCATCAAAACACTGTTGTTTAAAATAGTTAGCTAACTGAATCCTAGACATCAATCTGTTTGTTTGTTCTAAGTTTAATGTCTGATAATGATTAAAGTTTGTAGCATTCTCAGTGTTTGTAATAGAAGTATCAAGTGGTAACATACTAAAGTCCTTCATTGCTGTCCAAGCTTTAGCATAATTATGTTTACCCCAATCTTCTCCCATTGAGTGTCTTGGTAATGCATTCTGATCAAACATGATTACAGTACCAAGCTCATCTACTAGGATATCTGCTATTTGGTTATTTACCATGTTATATCCTACTTGATATGCCTTCATAAGGTCAACCAGTGATGTAGATCTTGTATTTCTATCAGAGAATACTCTACCTTCTACAGGAAGTTTACACCCATATAGGTTATTATTTCCTTTAAACTGGAATGGTATTCTTCCTGGTTTAGTTCTATTAATACCCAAGTAAATAGGATTAATATTATCAGAAGACATATTTGATCTCCAGAATGCAGGTAAGTTTGGTCCAATCTTAACACCACCCCAAACTTCATTAACCCATATCCAGTCAATATGTTCTCCTTCTACTAAATTCTCTTTCTTTTTATTTTTAAAGATAGATGTATCATAGATTGGTTTGCATGTAACTTTAAAAGTCTCATCAACTATTTCTTGGATAATTTCACCATCCTTCTCAATCTTAGTAAGGTGACCAACTTTTCTTTGAGTTTTCCAGTATGCTGTAGTCACTCTCATTAACTCACCTTCACCCCATAGAGTAACATCATCCCCTTCATTTAGGATAGCACTTATAATATCACCACCTCTTGCAGGATCATCTGACCAGTTACTTACAAACTTTCTATAAGCTAAACCAGGCATTTGTGTATTCCATTCATGAGACCTAGAAGGATCATAATATGCTCCATCATTCTGATACCCATTAACTTGATACAATGCTGATTTAGCTGGATAGATGTCTTGCAGTGAGTGAAGCTGGTTTTCTGTCATTAAATATCCGTATTTATCTACAACATCAGCTACAGTCATTAAGTCTATCTTTCCAGTAAAGTTAGAATCAGATATGTATCTAGTATCAGGAGATTTTTGATAGAATGTTAAAACAGGATTCCATAATTCAACATCATAATCATCCTCTAACATTCTAAAGTGCCAGAATTCTCTATCAGTAATAAGCATATCACGGAATGCTCTTTCCTCTAGTTCTTGCATTTTAAATCTCTCTTCATCTACATTTAACTGATGTGATGCCCACTCCTCTACCATACTTCTATAATCTTTAGAAAAGAAGTCTTCTATTTCAGGAAGTGTTTTAATTTTTTCAGGATTAAGTTCTTGTTGTGCTTCTTCAGATCCTGGGTCCATACCCATCTCTAACATTCTAGCTACCAACTTTGCTTCTGCATCTGCAAGTAAGTTTTCTTCTACTTGAGCTCTTTTAGCTTCAAGCATCTCATTGTATGATAAATCATCTACAGCTCTAAACTGTACTTTAGAATATCTTTTTGAAAACTCTCCTGATAGTACATTAATTACATTTGGAATAATTGGATAGAACTTTAATTCTAAAGCAGATGAATCTTCTTGTGTAAGAACATCCATCATGCCTTTGTATTCATTATCCTCTTCAACAATGTAATCTGTTTTATCAATAATACCTTTGGCTAACTTATAGTTCTTCAAAAGTTTTCTTGCATTCAATCTTAAAAACTCAATACCTTGTAGCTCTAGCCAATCCATGTTCCAGGCTCTCCAGTCATCATCTTTCTTCTTTGATGGAAGAAACTGTATTGGTTGTGTAAGACTTGATGTAGTAGGATACCCTTCTGACTTAGCCCCACTTTTTATTTGCATTGCATTTAATACTCTCATGATATACTCTTATGGCTGTATGAAAATAATACCTGGGGTGTATACTCAAATTCATAAACTGATTCATACATTACTCCTAGCTTCATATCACAATAGGAATAAGTTATTTGATTATAGTTTACTGAACATGTTACGTGATACTCTGGCATTATTTAAAATTTTTAAATCCTGATCTTTTTTGTTTAGTGCTACTTTTAGACATGGAACGGCCCATATTCCTAAAAGGGTTATATTTTAATTTATACAAATTTTCTGAATTTTGCAAGGTTTCTGGTGTTTCAGATTCCCTTCTTTTTGCATACCCTCTGTTGGACTGTTGGAGTTTTGCAAATGCTATCAATGCAGAAAATGCTACAAGTCTATCCACGTTTAAACCAGGATAGTATGCAAGCATTTCTTTTAATAACAACGGATCTGGTATCCTTTCAACCCCAAAAGTTTGGTTTATTATTTCTCCATTCTCATCTAATTCATCATCAATACTTTCTCTGATAAATTCTAATGCATATGAGATGAGGTGACTTTTAAATAAAGTACCTGTGTTTTTCCAACCATATTCTTGATACACAGATTTATTGGATCCTAAATCTTTTAAGAATACAATTTGTTGTTTAGGTACAAGATACTTTTGTTTTCTTCTTCTTATCATATGCTGGATAAATAATGAGATGTTGTTCTCTACTACTGTCCATGCATTGTACCATTCTATAATCTTTTCTAATTGCTCATGTGTTTTATTAATGTCATCATATCTACCACACCAAGCAGCTACAATTTTATCTTTCTCTACAAACTGTTCTAATCCTGCTGAAGTTTCTCTTGTTACCTCAACTGGATTCTTATATACAAAGATACTACACAATGAATCTGATGTTGTTGTTTTACCTTCTGATACGGGGTCAATAGATGCATAGTACATTCCAAACTCTGGATTTTTTACAGGTCTTTCCCATACAACTAAACAACCTGTTTTATCCTGCATCTTTTTATCTACAGGAAATTGAGATATTGGAAGTTTAGTAGTTCTCTTTGCAACTATTCCCTGCTCATCTCTAGTGAGCTCAATATGCTCATATGAGTATTCCTTATCTTCAATCCTTTTAAGTTGCTTAGAAAGGATCCCTTGAGGAAATATGGACTCTTTTCTGTATGCAAACCCTTCTGCAATATTAGTTGGTTTCTGAGATATCCTTAATTGATACTGCTCTGGGTTTAGTTTTGCCTTCCATTCTTCTCTTTCTTTGAATATTGCAGCAAGTGCTTCTTTTACCTTTGAGTTGCCATACTTGTCAATGTATGGTGGCATGGACCATTGCTCTGGTATAAACAAACCTGATAATCCAATTGTCCCATCTTTATCAAGAAGGTTGGTTTCTACTGCATAGATGTCATTATTAGTTGGATTTAGTATCATATCCTTTAATGGTTCACATTGATCTAAATCCCCCACTGATCCTGCTGCAATAAACATACCTGTTGTTAACATTCCTGATGACATTGCAGGACGTAAGTACTCATATGTCTGCATCATCTTTGGAGCAATCCCTGCTTCCTCATGAAAGAAGTAAGTTGTTGGACCCCCTACACCTGTTGTTGCATTCTTCTCAAATGATGCACCTTGTATCTTAGACTTTAATCCTTTATTGGTTTTTTTGTTTCCTACTCTGACCTCAATCTGTTGTTGCCATAGTAAAACTTTTTCAGGATTACTTGGTCTATACCAAGCTGTATGCTCATTAAGAAAGTCTCTATATTCTTCTAAGAACTTCCAAGAACCTTTATCATTAATGTAGTCTTTTAAACTTGCACCAATTTTACAAACAGAACCTTCTTCAAACCAATACTGGTTTATTACTTTACCCATATGATAGTAAGATGAGGCAATCTGTCTTTTCTTAAATATTGCAGAATGTCTGTTGTTTAACTCTGCCAATAACTCATATAATGCCATATGGTACTGTGCATCTCTTACTTTAGCAAAACCATATGCCTTTTCTTCTTTGTCAAATATAGGTAAGAAGTTTAACCACATGTAGTAATCTCTGGCTACATACCATATCTTACCTTCATTCTTGTAGATTACACCATTCCTACATTTATTCTTCTGATCATCCCAATAAGCCATAAAGTCTTTAGACCTAAAAGGTTTATCACAGTAAACTCCTTTAGTGTTAAAGATTCTAGCTTGTTCATTAAATAAATAAGCAGTCTCATCAAAGTCATACTGACCTGGCTCTTTGAATATATCTTTTAAGAAACTGGCAAAGTCCTCATCTGTTTCAAATGAAGACTCTGACCATACCCCTTTTTCATATGTTGGAATTAATCTACCCATATATTATCTCAGGATTGCAAAAATATCCCCTTTATTAATTAAATAGTGCTCTTCATTATTGTGCTCCATCTTTATAATTGATGCACTGTCACTATACTGAACAAAGTCTCCTTCTTTGATATCTGTTACACTATCTCCTACACCTACAACAGTACCTTTTGGTTCTGCTTTTTGCTGTGTTTCAGGAATAAGTATTTCAGTTCCTGGATAATACTTGCTTGCTTCTTTTGGTTTTAATAGGATTTTCATCCCAACTGGTATAACTTTCATAACTATTGGTTTTTATTCTATATCAAATCTTTCCTCTATCAAACTAATTTTATCAGAAGCATCAATTAATAATTGTAAAGCTTCTTCAGCATCCTGAAAAAAATCATTAGCTGTGTGATCACCAATACCTACTGCTTGGTTTTCTAATAAATCTAAAGCCATTTCTGCTTTGGCTTTGTCTGCTTGTGCCTTTAGGTAGAGGGCTTTAATTACACCGGATCTTTTAAATTCCATCTTGTTAGTTTTAATTATTAATTACATTTGGTCATAGGCCAATCCTTGACCTCCTCTTACAGATGTTTGTTGTTCATCTTGTAAATCTTTATATGCCCCTTTAAAGGACTGTCTTATTGCATCAAAGTCTTTTGCTACAGCACGGATCTGAGATATATTACCATCTCTACCATCTGTAATTGGAGTGTTAGCCATATATGTTGCCATATTATCTAAAGCTTTCTTTATACCCAAATAAGCTCTGTGTGTAGGTGTCTCATACATTTTTTGACACTTAACTAAAGCTTTTACAATATAATCATCTTCTGTAGATTCTTCTAATCCTACCTCTTCAATAATAATTTCTTCTTTATCATTCTCAGGAAGATGAAAGAAAGGGTTCATATCTGGGTTTGGACAAGTCATATAAAACAAATACTTGTAAACTTGTAGATAAGTTTCAGGATATTCATCCATTATAACTTTTAAAAACTCTAAAGCATAACAGTGTTCACTTGGAATCACTTCATTATTCTGTATGTCAAATAGTTTTATTATCATAATTATTGAGTGTCTGGTATTATTAGATTTTCAAAGGCACTAACAGTTTTATTATCTATATATAAAAGACCTCCACTTTTAAGATAAACAACTAGCTTATTATTCTCATAATTTTTAACTCTGTCATCATTATTAAAATATGTATGAAAATAGATAACTTCAGCCATATTTAATTTTATTGGTGGTCCAATTTCAAAAGTTACAACAGTTGAAATAGGTGGTATTTCTTCTGGCTTGGTTCCTTGTCCTAAAGTACTTTGAACATTTGGAATAAATGTGTCTAATTCTTCCCACTTGTAATCTAGATTATATATTATAGGCATACTTTAATATTTTACAGTTTGTTTTCTTTTAACCATGATACTAAATTCTTTACCTCATCTTTTAAATAAGGTACTTCATATAGTTCTATTTTATCAAATACTGGTTCTCCATCTATATGTTCATTGATTGGATAACCATTCTTATCTTTTCCTAATTCATTAAACTTTACATGTTGAATTGTAAGCTTGCCAGGTTTTAACTTTGGATTGTGCTTCAATATAATATACATATAAATGCTTAATTGTAGGTTATAATGGTTATAGTTACAGTCATCTAAATGGTTTACAGGATTATACATCTTAGATGTAATTCCTTCCCAATTTGTAAACCCTTTAGTTTTAATTTCTTTGTTAGTCTTGTAGTCAAGTATGTTTACTACACCATTAACAACTTCTACTAAATCTGCTTGACCACATAGACCTATAGACTTAAGGTAAACCATATGTTCAGGATACACTCCCTCTTCTAGTTTTTGAACTCTTGCAATTTTTGCACCAGTTGCTTCATCATATATTGGTTTAATAATTGGTACTTCTACCCCTTCTCTTTCTATAGTCTTGAAGTTTAAAATATCTGCTTCTCTTTGGTTGTGGTAAAAGTTACCCAGTTTAATAGCCCTTTGTGTTTCACCTTCCCATGCATCAAGTATTTCTTGTGCTGTCATTCCGTACCACTTAGATCTTTTATTTTTTGCAGACTTTTTAGCTTGTGCTTTAGCATCAAACTTTGGTTTAAACATTCCAACAAAAGATGTTACACTTGTCCATTCAATTCCGGCATTATCAATGCTCTCATATATATGACCTTCTTCTTTAAATTGTATACCCATGACTATAATTTTTTTTGGTTATTAAGTGTCAGAAGTCTTCTTACATGTTTGCCAAAGTCTTGATCATTTGGATACTGTTTTTTCATTTTAAGAATCTCTGGAAAAATATAATTCTCAAACTCAATAATATCAAACTTATGGTTACTGTCTCCTATAGTTTTAATCTCTGCCATCTTCTTCTAATTGTTGGTTTAATAAATCTTCTTCATCTTCAGTCATTAATGCAGGCCACTTACCTTCAGGACATTCTGAAGATAATGATCTTGTTTTTAAAGTCAGACTACAACCACAACTTCCACAACATGGCTGTGTTCCAGGGACTAAACACTTTGATCCAGATGTATCTAAAAAGTTACACTTATTACAAACATCAATTCTTAGAGCTGCTTCTGCTTCAACATGCTCTGATTTAAATATATTGTTCTTGATACCCTCAAGTATCTTTGAACTATTCTTAAATGCTCCTATGTACTTACTTAGACCCATTCTTTTTTTCTTTAAACTCCTTCTTTTTTTGTATGCTTTCATTAAGCATCTCCAATGCTTTTTCTTGCAACCCAAGTTGTTCTTTTATTGCCATTGATTTCTCTATGCCATTATATGCCATCTTGTTAAAATTGCCAAGAAGACTTTTCTTTTTCTTTATGGACTTCTCTAGCTTTGCTTTCTTCATAGAGAATGTTCCAAGACCTTGCACCCAAATGTGAGTAGCAGAAAGGGAAGATAAACTTTTTCTAACCTCATTATAATAGAAAGCTATAAAGTCATCTACTACATCAGGATGGATTTGAAGTTCTTCTGCTATCCCTTCCTTAAACTCTTTGTACTTTTTTGGGTTCATTTGTCTTTATCAAACTTTTTAAAAATCCCGTAAATAATACTACTTATAATAAATGCTACAGCAATCAAGCTAAGTAAAAAAGCAGATATAACTGTTATGTTGTAAAACCAATCTATATAGTTTGACAGTATTGCAGATCCCACCATAATAACTCCTAATACAGCAATTTGAGTTAATGTGTTCCTTATCAGTAGTTTAAATATTGTTTTCATTTTCATAATGCTCTTCAGTATTAGTGTCTCTCTCTATTACATTTATTCTATTTGATTTCTCTTCTTCAGAAACTTCTTTCTTCTGCCCCAATATTTTATAGTCAAGAAGAACTAATCCTTTTGATTGTACATTAATGCTTCTATTTAAAAATATTTTCTTTTGTAAATCTTTATCTACAAGATTCTTTTTGTGTGCTTTAGATATAGCATTTCTTGCAGACTGCAAACTTTTAAAAATATTCTTATCAGTTAGTATCTTACAAAACTTAGGTACTTCAGTATTTCCACATAATGCTAATTCAGTTAATAAACTTAAATCAGAATCATTTACACGTATTTCATTAAAAAAACAGTAAGTAAGTATCTGATACTTTACTGTGTTTTCTATTGTAGTTTTAACTCTTTGGTCAACTTTTTTTACTTGTGTCATTTTATACTCATTATAACATCAATTAATCTAGGATCTGGATACACATCCATTTTTGTTTTTCTCACATTAGTGTGTGATAACAATCCTTTTATCTTTCCATAATAAGCATCCTCTTGAAACTCAAAGGCTTTAGTTGGACCATATTTCTTTATAAACTGTTGGAGACCAATTCTCATATCTATTTGATCTCTTTCTTGAATATAAAGTATGAGTTTATGTACCTCATCAATTTGTTTGTCAGAGTATTTATGCCATCTAAGTTTACCCCTAAATGCTTCTTCTAAAGTAATAATCTGATTATCTGCAACCTTTGATCCCACATAAGTTCTATTATCATTATCAAGATATCCCATTGAACATATCTCAATACCAATAGAATGCTTATTCATATAACCTGAACCAGTTTTACCTAAGTGCCAACCATAACCATCTTCTGGAAATGCTTGAACCATAACACCATCATGCTCATCATTACTTGTTTTATGGTCTTGACCACCTAAAACAAACTCAGTTGCTATTCTACCTCTGCTATCTCTATTCCATTGATCTATACAGTTGTATGGATTAGAACCTCCTGCAGTATGATGTAAAAAGAAATATTCATTCTTGCCAGGTTTTTTTAAATACTCATTACTATCTAGGTAATGTCTATGTATAGTCTGGTCAAAGTTTGTTGTATAGTACTGTGATCTTACATCAGTATCCTCATCAATAGCTTCATTGGATAATCTTGGAGCATGCAATAGCATACCCCAAGTAGTATTTCCAACAATGCCATCAGGATGTAACTCATTGTGCATTTGAAACCTTATGACAGCTTTATGTGTCATAGGTCCAAAGTCACCATCAGGAGTTATCTTAAGCAACTTCTGTAGCTTAACTACTTCTGGTCCTTTTAATCCTTGCTTAAGCAGTTTCATCTGCTTTACGTTTAAGGGTTCTACCTTCTTTAGCAGTCTCAAACTCTTCAGCAGCTTCTGAAGTATTCCCAGTAGCAGCTTCATTAGCATTTTGTTGTGCATATGTCTGTGCTACAAACATTTGAGCTTGTAGTCTCTCAGCTCTTGTTTTTTCAATATCAGTTAAAAGTTTCTCATACTCTAACTGCACCTTAAGATTCTTAATGTTCTCCTTGTAAAATGTAGTGATTTCTTTTCTACGTTGCTCTAATTCTTCCTTAGATAATGTAGCTTCCTCATTTACAACTTCTTCTGCCACATTAGGCATTTCTTTAACCTTTGTCATATTCTTGGTTTTAAAAAATTAGTAATAAAACAAATATAACTAAAGAAGTTTAAATATAAAAAGTTTGTTTATTTTTTTTGAAAAAAATAAAATCCTGCTATTGTATATGTAGTTGGAATGTTAATGTACTTCCTTTTAATATCATGCTTTCTCATGTATGATAAACAAACAGTCCCATTTACAAGAATATCTTTACCTTTAGGGATACTGTCCAGGATTTCTATTTGAGTTTTTTCAGGAAATGCACACATATGTAGTAGATAAACATCAACATCTTCTAGCTCACATGGGCATCTATCCTGTACTATTTCTAAATTAGGTATTTCACTAAAGTATTTTTTTGCAAAGTTTACCCTTTTTTCAACAGGTTCTATTGCTATAACTTGTGCTTTAGTTTTTAAAGCAAGATATGCAGATGCTCTAAACATGCAAGCCCCTATATCTGCAACAGTAGTGTTTTCATCTATGCCTGCAATCTCAATAAACTTATCCACCCCCTCTTGAAGTAACTCTCCATAAGTACCCCCTGGTGATGGGGCTTGAATTTTTACACCTTTTTCTATACTATAGGGATCAATCATTTATAAAATACTGTAACTTTATATGATAAATTAAAAATCCTTGCAGGATTTGTACTAGTTATATTTATAGCTTTTACTTCTATTTTGTCACCATTGATGGTGTACTCAAATTGACCATCCCCTGCACCACCCACATAGGACTTAGCTAAGGCATTATCTCCTACCAAGCCAGTGTCAGTTACCACAACAGAGTATTCAACCATTTTAAGGTGCTCTTTTGTACTGTCAGTAAATGTACCTAGTACATGTATTCCAGTAGCATATTGAATATTCTCTGAAGCAATAACAATTTCATCTCCTCTTTCTAGATTACTTAAGAAACCTGTGTACTGTGACACCTTGGTCTGCCTACTCTTTAGTACATTTCTTACAGCCTTTTTAAACTGCATTGTAGCAAACAAAGAATCCAAAGATTCAGTTAACCATTTTTGAACCCTATGTTTGTGAGGAACGGGCATTAATTATCTAATTTTGTAAGAGATTTTGGCTCAAACCAATCTGGATCTTGATTTTCTATTTCTATACAGTTATCCCAAGCCTCTTGACCTATTGCTGATTTTATTTCATTTTCCCAATGTGTATTTACCCATATAGCCCATTTATTAGGATTAGAAATATTTTGCAACCAGTTTTCTTCCAGTAGATAAGGCTTTCCGTTATTTATAACATCTGCTATAGTTTGCTCAACAACCCTTAATTCTTCTTTAGTATCTTTAACAATTAATCTAATCATATTATAAAGTATTATATTCTGCTTTTAAATCAGCCATGATTGCTTCAGATTCTGCATCTGTATGATTCTCATCATATATCAGCATTCTATACAAATTAAATCCCATACCGTAGTAAGGTAAATTACCACTGCTGTTTCTACCAGTTCCTAAAAGAGCTCTAGAATAATTTGATCCTAAATTCTGTCTAGGTTGGTTCATATTAGTAGTACTTGAATCACTATTCCATGTTACACTACTACCAAATGTATAACCTCCTCTATTAGAATAAGGTGTTGTTCCTGTTCTAAATTTATAAACAATAACTCTAGGGCTTGAAAAAGAAGATTTTATTGTAACATCATTGCTTGCCCAACTTGCAACAGATCCATGAATACTTCCAGCAGATTGAGAATGAATACTAAAACCTTCATCCCATCCAGAATCAATAGTATTAGTAAATACATCAGTATAAGACTCTGTATTAGAGTCATAATCAATTACTAAATAAAAAGTCATTCTTGAATCATCATAGGCAAATTGACTGCTAGTTTGAAGCCATGTAACTCCAGTACTACTACCACTTGCATTTCTATTAAACCTTATATATGGTTTATTATTTCTATTAGAATCTGATTCAAACCATTCAGGCATAGCTGCATTACTACCTTGGTCCATGTATAAACTAGAGCCTGTTTTGCTGTCATCCCATCTACTAACTAATTCTCCATCAGCTATTGCACCACTAGAAGAATTTTGTAAGGTAGCAGCAACAGGATTCCAATCACTTACTAAATCCGTTTGAGGAGGGGTATAACCTCCTCCACCAGAATCACCTCCGGCATATAATGATGTTGGGAATGTTATCATAATTCTACAATTTCTACTGTATATCCTTTTGCTTCTAAAGAAGCTTTAACTTTTTCTGATGCTAATAAAATAGTTTGTGTCTCTCCTGCTGCTAAATCAGCATTAAAAAGATAATCAGGCTCCATGCCTACAATACTTAATGGTGCTGCTCCTGCATCAAATGCTGCTAAACTTTCATAGTGATAAGGAACAACTTGCATTCCTACACCATCTTGGTTTGCTGAGAGACTAATTCTTGCATAAACACTATCTAAACCAATAGAGGTTCCTTCAATAGTTAATGATGCTGTTTCTGATTTTGAAATTAATAATGCCATTGTTTTATTTTTATATTTTAACTAAAATTTAATGCTGCTGCTCCGTATAGGTTAGTACCATCACTTACAAAAGTAAGTACATCAGTTGCACCATTAGCTGCTGTTATTGTTGGTGCAGTTCCACCTTCAAACTTATAAGCTGTTCCAAATGCCAATGTGTGATTTGCTGCTGCTGGTTGTTTTACTATAACTATATATGTTGCTCCATCTTTAAGGTTTGTAGGGTTACCTAGTGTAGTAGCTTGATCTAATGTAACTGTTTGTACATTACCGTTATCAAAGTCAGGTGTTACTGTAGCCCCTGCTGTCAATGTATGTGTAGAGGAATATGCTTGACCATCTACTTTTAAATTACCACTAACATCTAACTTTTCAGTTGGTGTATTATTACCAATACCTATATTACCGTTTTGATTTGCTTGTAGTATACTACTACCTGCACCATTTTGCACTAAAAAAGTAGTAGGATCACTTGCATTACCTTTTACATGTAAGTTAGCTGTTGGAGTAACGTATGTATTACCTAAGTTTACACCTAATTTAGTTCTACCAGCAGTTGCAAACTCTCCGTGTAATAAAATTCTACCAGATCTACCTAAAGCTAATGAACTTGCTTGTGTTGTTACTACACTTGTACCAATTGCAATTTGGTATGATTGAGTATTAACCCCATTGGCATTACGTCCTAGAAAAAGACTGAATCCTCCAGATGTAATACTAGAACCTGCTGAGTTTCCCATTGCTACGTTACCTTGTCCAGTAACTCCACTTAAAGCATTAGCACCAACAGCTATATTTGTGTTTCCTCCTGTACCTACACCCATAGCTCCTTCACCAACAGCTACACAATCTGTTCTACCTGTAACATTTCGGCCTGCATCATTACCAATAAATACATTTCTTGAAGCACCTAATGCTCCTAAACCTGCATTAACACCTACAGCAACGTTGTAATCTCCTGTTGTTATAGAACTTAAAGCACCACTACCTAATCCTACATTGTCTGTTGCAGGTGTAGCAGCATCTGATAATTCACCAATACTTGTAGCACCTGCTGGAACGTCAGCCCACACAGCATTACCTGCTGTATCTGCTGATTTTAAAAACTGACCTGCTGTTCCTGCAGTGTGACCAAGTTTTAATTGCCCAGCAAAATAGTTTATAGCCGTAGTCCCTGATTGGTAAATACCATAAGCTATTCCAGTACCTACATTAGAGGATGTTACTTTAATACCATAAGCATTTCCTGAACCTGTAGGTGCAGTTGCAGAAAATTCTCCTGCAATAGCATCTCCTGTACTTGTATTTTGAGCAGTGGATTTAATACCTACAGAGTCAAATGCATGTCCAGCAATACCAACAGCTTCAATAGCATATCTATTTGCAGTACCTGAACTTCCTTGTTGAACATATAAAGTAGTATAATGTGAAGAAATACCTCCATTCAAACTCATTGCTTTATTACTATCAATAGCTGTATGTAAAGCAAACCCTAGTCCATCAAATAACAAATCGTCATCTGATGTCAATAGCTGACTTGAATTTTGATAAAGAATTCTATTAGCTCCTCCTCCAGTAATAGGATTTCCAATAGCTAAACCAGGTATTCCTGTTATTTGAGTATCTACGTAATCCTTATCTACTAATGAATGAGTAGTGAAAAATCCTTTATAAGCTCCTGCATATTCTAATCCTTTAGTGTTATTAGCATCTGTAACTAGCATTTGGGTTCCGTCAATAGTAAATCCACTAGCATTAGCTCCACTCTTCCAATTTAAGTCTACAGATCCGTTAGCATCTAAAACCAATTCTGCAGTTCCTGACGTTCCTGTAGATAAATGGTGTAATGATTGTGCTGCATATACAGAGGCAGATGATAAACTTCCACTAGCATTTCCTAGAGCTAAATTAAACCCTTGGTCTGTAACATTACTTGTTGCAGAAGCCATGCTAAAGTTATTAGTTCCTGAATAGGCAGCTCCTTGATCCATTACTTGTTGTAAAGTTGGAATCACTCCTCCCCCACCTGGACCAGGAACCCATTTACCTTGGGCTGCACTCCATTCTAAAACATCACCATCTCCTGGTGCTGTGTTTGATACATCTTTTAAATCTGATAATACAACTTTATCCATTGCTCTAACAACACCGTTAGAGAATTGTATTGTACGGAATAGGCTATCTACACTCTTGGTCAGGTAGGCCTGGACTCTCTGTCTATAAGGAACCATTGTTTATTTTTTAATTGTTTATAATGTATGCAGGGCATACTTGTTTACTAGCTCTATATTATAATATACAAAAACTTAGCTAGATTTGAAAATTAATGTGCTTTTGCTTGTATCACAATCCACTCTGTACCATCAGACCAAATAGATACACCTTCATATCTCTTAGAAATTTCAAAATCAGCTGCACCATCTATACTATCTCCTGGAGCTGCTGTAAGTTGAATCTTATCCTGTGCACCATTATCTAAGCTACCATCTGTAATGATTCTGATGTTTCTATATGGTAAGGATGGTGCTGGTGGTAAATTAAGAACATACGTTCCATTCCCAAGACCATCCCAAGATATGTCAATCAAATTATAATTACTAGGCATTGTTGAAGATCCTCCAGCCCCAGCTATAAGATTATACGGCTTTAGAGTGACAAGCCCCTCAGTGCTTACAAACGTTTTAAGATCTGCTAAGGTTATCACCTTAGTAGTGATCTGAGGTTTAGGCTTTACCTTTTCCTCTTTGCTTAGATATCTTCCAATACCAATAATATCATCTCTCTTGGGTGACACTCTTTGCTTCTTCCAAAGCATCCCCATAATATCTTGTAAAAAATTACTCATCTTTTCTTTCCTTTATGTAAACCATGTTTAGCATGTTGCTTACCTTTCTTGGTAGCTGCTCTTTTTTTCTTATTAGCTGCTGCTAGTTTTTTTCTACCTGCTGCAGTACTTTTAAGCTTTGCTATAGTCTTTGCTGGGGCATAGGCTTCCCCAGTTTCAGATGACTTTTTACCAGAAGCAGTTCTCCATTTCTGTTTAGTCCACCTGTCCAAGCTTTTCTGTTGTTTCTTCTTAGCCATTCTTTTTATGTTTTTTCATTACATCAAATGGAGCAAACAGACTTGCCCCTCTATGAGGTACGAAAGTTCCAGGATGCTTCATTAATATATACTTAGTTCCTTTCTTCATCCAGTGGTATCCGGCTGGTGCTTTTACTCTCTTCTTTGCCATATTCTACGGTTTTACTTTTACATCTACAGAATACTTCATGCATTCTACAATCCTCATTCTTACATATTTTGCCATACTTCTTTGTATTGGCAGCCATAATCCTTTCAACTATACCCATTACTTATATCCTCCTCCAGAGGCTTTATATTTCTTAGCTAACATTTGTGCTTTACGTGCAGACCACTGTCCAGGTTTACCTCCTTTGCTCCCGGCTTTAATCTGACTAAATAATCTTTTTCTAAGTGTAGGCTTAGTGTAATTCCCAGCTGAGTTTACTGTACTCTTCTTCTTAGCAGTACTCTTCTTGGTTGATGTCTTTTTACGTGGTGGCATTACAATATTAATTTTCCAATGGTTTCAGGATACAACTTATTCATCTCATTTCTCAACTCAACACACTTCTCATACTCTTCATAGTCAGGAGAACTAAAATGCAAGATCATATTCTCTAATATTTCTAACTTAGGATTCTCATCTGGATTGTGTGCCATCAATGCAGCACTAATCTGACCTTTTGCCATCTCATCCAGTAGATCCTCAAATGTTGTCTTCTTAGTTATAACCCTATATGAGTTCTCAAAGGCATCAGCAATTATTTTTTGTTCTGCCATTTCTTTTTCATGGTCTGACAAATCATCATAATCAGTTCCTTCAAAAAAATCATCTGCCATAACTAATACATTTGCTTATACATTAATATACAAATAAAATCATAATTTTTCAATTAACCCCCCCACTTGATCACACATTTTTCATACCCCTCCCTAAAATAAAAATTGTGTGTGTTAAGTTTTTGTTGGGTCCTACAATTCTGCTCCCCGGCTACTTTTTGACAGTGGGATACCCCCACACAATATTAACTCTAAATTTTTATAAAATGGCAAATTCAGTTTACTTTTACAAGGTCAGAAAAACATCTACTGGAAACATCTCAGTAATTACTTCTGACAAACCTCTTACAGCAATCAAAACTAATGACACATTAGGTTTTGAAGTTGGCTCAAGAGGTTCAAGTGCAACCTTTGGTGTCTTCACTCCACGTGATCCAGAAACTGGTCAAGTGAGTAAAGCCAACTCAAAGATGCACCAGAATTTCTCTGGCTTGGAACAAGGCCAAGAAATGCCTGGGTTCAGAATGACTCATGAGCCAGTCCTCAAAGAGGATGGTTCAGAGTCTGGTCTGTACTGGGTGGAAGTAGTGTAATCTACTTCTACCTGGTAAACCAGGTGCTGCACTTGACACCAAGTATAGTTACTAGTTATTGTTACTATAGCTTGCTACTAAATCCTAGTATAACCCTGAAATGGGCTGAGGTTAACACCTTTACACAGGATTTAGGTTACCCTTTTTTTATTTTGTTGTGTGTTACTGTTATTATGTGAGACCTTATTTACCCATATCATAACAATAGCACACACTATTTTTTCTTTAATTGGATTAACAATATATATAGCTAATAATTATAGCAGTTACTAAAACTGTTAGTAGTTTATGGTTATGTTTCTCTCTTATGTGTTCTTATATAGGAAGATTACTATATTGGTATCCGGAATCTAAATTTTGTGCAATGGAATTCATATCTCAAACCTCAGCAGACAGTAATGGAGATTACACTGTCACTTACCTTAATGAAGAAGGTGAGAAAGTAATCAAGAATCTTAATTTGTTCACCTCTTTCTAAATTTTGTGTCATGAAGATATTAATTATGAGAACAGACATTGATGAAACAAAATCATCAAGATGTCTAACAGGAACAGATAGTGCTATTACTATGGAGTTATACAAGAAGTATAGATCTCCTATGGGTATTAGTGCTAACCATATGTGGTCTAAGTACACATTCATTGATGAAGAGAATGAGTACATTGGAACGTTTGATACTATGGATGATCTTTCAAAAAAGAAACCTTCTGTATTAACAGAAGTCTTTAAAGAAGAGGTTAAAGTGTTAAACCATGTTCAGTGGTTGGCTAGTGTTAATCCTGAGTGGAAAACAGTAGAACGTTACCAGTATTGGTAATGTTCTATTTGATTACTTTACTTGTTTAAAAAATAGAATTATGAAAGACTTTATAAAATTAGAGAAGCAGTTAGCTAAGTATAAGAACTTACTTAGTATTAATAAGAAAGCACTTGCAAGTGTTAGTGGTGACAAAGAGTGTATTGAAGAATATGATATGCCTCTTTATGCTTTAGAGGATATAGTAAGTTATTTATCAGATCAAGTAACTCAATGTGAGTTAGAACTAAAAGAGATGGTATGACCTTTGAAGAAGCAAATGATAGGATGGATCTGTATAGTATAGATCCTTCCTTAACTTGCACTTGTGATGAATTTCATATTTGTCAACAGTGTGAGGAGGAAGATAGAGAGAATCTTAAACGTCATTATAATGATGATGATTAATATTTTTATATTTAGTGTGTACTTGGTCTTCATTAGCACTTAAAACTAGTGGAAGAATCCTACCCTATAAGTTGTAGGCACAGGAGAGAACCTGGATGTTGCAAAACTCTATGCTTATAGGTAATCATATAAAACTGCCTTAAATATTGTGGGATCATTGTCTACACCACACTAAAAACTGTAGATAAAATTCATGTTGCTTTGTTATGTTACAATATGTCTGAGTATAACATATCAACTCCCATGCTGTAGGGAGTATAAACTATAGATGTTGAACTATAGTGAGAAATATACAGAACACCGTGTAATCAGTACCTTTCTTGTAAGGGGAGCAGTTGCACACAAGGGTGGATAGTACAAAGGGTTTGCAGACCACTAAAACTATCAGTGTTATATGTAAAGAGTATTGCCTGCAAGTAATACGTGGTTGCATATAAAGTTAGGGATTTGAGTGATTATCCTAGTAAGACGTAAAATGCTAAGTTCTAAACTAAAAAGAGAACTGGACAAGGGTGAGATACCCAAACACTTATGGTATTAGTTGGAAGTGCCTAATCATAAAGCAGAAATGTTTTGTGTATCCCGAAAGGGGTTATTGATTCTTTGTGCCAGCATTGATGATATAACACTTAACCAAAGTCCTATAGGCCAATAGGATGATGTGAGAGTAGAACAACTGTACCCTATTCTGTTACTATGCAGTCAATCATAGTATGGCAAAGTCAATGAAGGAAGTTTTCTCTTCCGTGTGCTAACTATCAGAGATGGTAGGTCATTGATGTTAAAACCGAGTAGTGCTAGGTTTTATTTTTTGTTTAGTTAAATTATATAGAATGAAGTTTTTTAGATTTATGACTAGAACTGCATATGGTCTTAACTTATCTGTTATTGCATTCTTTGCACTGAATGGATTATATTTTGGCTATAATGACAATGATGACATGGTTATGGTATTCTTAATACCTACAATAATTTTTTTAATGTTACTACCTGCGTGTAGTATGAAAGAATAAGTTATGGAAAAGATTAAATTCCCTGATTCTTTCAGCAAACAAACACATTCTGTTGTTCCAAATGCAACTCAATGGAAACTATACAATGATGATGATGAAGCTATCATTAGCATTGTTGGTGGTGGTCATGGGTTGTATGGTGACGGAGTGAAAACGTTTGAGATGTATGATTTTAGAGAGAGTGATGTCCAAGGATATCTTTCTGTTGATGAAATCAACATGCATCTTGCTAAGAATCCTATTGGTTAAGACCTAGGGCTTGAGCACATGAGCCTAGTAACAGAAGTGTATTTTTTATTAATTAAAATGTTTACCACATTGAAACTAACAATTAAAGATTTATCTGCCTTCAAAAATTTTGAGGGTGAGATAGGGGTTGTGATCCCAAATTCACAGAAAGGATTAAGCCGTAGTGTAATATGGTTTAATGATGAAGAATGGCAAGTTGCCAAAAATGATAGCCTAGGTGATGTATTATTACACCACTTGACAGAAGAGTTGATGGATAATCAACATCTTCTTACCTTTGCAAAGTCTCTTGACTTAGTAGAAGAAAGCTATCAAGATGTTATAGATTTTATTAATTACTCACTAGAATACAATTAAAATGGAGAAGAATTACTATTACACTTACACAGACTACTCTGGAAAAATGTATCATACACCTTCAGTTGATCTTGCTTATGCAAGGTCAGCAAATGAAATACATGTATATGAAAATGGAAAGCATACTCAAACTTATATAAAACAAGAAGCATGAAACAGTTAATTAAATTTATATTTACTATTATTATGCCTATAAGCATGATGATCTTTACAGTGAATGCATTAGCATATACTGACTATAGCTCTAGTAGTAAACTCATGTTAGTTATTTTTACTTTATTCACAATATTACAAGCACTTATGTGGGTTGTTTATATGAATAAAATAAAAATGATACCAAAAACAAGTACAGATTATTACTTTGGTTTTGGTTTAGCGTTTGGATTTAAGGATAAACAAGCATTCCTTACTCTTCCTTTTGTAGTTGTGTCATTTGATTGGAGAACTAGAGTTAAAAAAGAAGAGGGTTATGGATATTATTACTAAAATCAAAAATAGAATAGCTGGTAGAGCTAAACAAGAAGAAAGGTTTAAGGAAAAAGAAAAGTTTGACTACAGAACAGTTTTCAGGTTTGATGCTTGGAAACTGTTTAAAGGTCATTCAGGAAACATTACTGTAACAAACAGGACATTATGTTTTGATACTTCTATCTTTTCCTATAGATGTCATCAATGGATAAGTAACACTGGTGATACATCTTTACAAATAAATCATAGGTTATTCTTACCACCTACAAAGTGGTTAAGCAGTAAACTTGATAGTTTTGAAGTTAATCTAACAAAACATAAGCTTTATCATGGACATCCTAAATTTATTTGTGAGTTTGAAGATTATACTTTTTGTCTAGAATATCATAGTCATATAACATTTTTTGAGAAGTATCCTTCTTTTAAAAGTTTATATAATCATGCACAGATGATATCAGTTAAAAACAAACTGAATAAAAGGGCCAGAAGATTACTTAATATTATTAAAAACATGTCAGATGAGGAGTTTTTTACTCAAGTTTTAGCATATAATCCTGATATAAAGCCAGATAGCACTGGATATGTAGGTATTATAGAGTATAAACTTCCTCCTGACTTGTTGGGTTAAAGGGTGCATATATACACCCCATAACAAAACCAGTATTTAAAGTTATATTAACTGTTAGCATTATGGCTAAGAGTTATTGTTAGTAGTGGTAACAATGAAGGGTAGAATTAAAACCTCTACCCTTCTAAATTTTATGCTTATGAGAAAAACATATAATGTAAGTTCAGACATAGTTCAACACCTCTTTAGTAGTATATTTACAGATAGTGTCAACAAAGATGCAATTATCTCAATTATAGTTGATAATCTTGACTCAGATAAAGTTAATCATATTTTGACTATAAACTCTTTTAAAGAGAAATATGAAGGTTTTGAGAAAGGTGATATAGTTAGAGTTCCTATGATAGATTATCATATTGATGATAAGTTTCATATTGATGTTCTTCAGGATCTACAATTACTGCCTCAAATAGGATATGTGTATGGCATCATATATGATGATGATACCTGGAGTAGTGATTCATTTAACCGTTATGCTGCTCTATTTAAAGTTAGATTAATTTATCATGATGAAAATAAGAAACCAATTTTTCATGATTATTCAGTTAATTCATTATATTTAAAGAAAGACAAATCAGATATTGATTTTTTTAACAATTACTATAAAGAATTATTAAAACATGGCAAGGATTAATCAATCATTATTAGACAGTGAATCAGTAGATTATTTATCCCCTATGGATGCTAATCATATATCAGGAAGTTTGTTAGATGAAATAGTACATGATTATTGTATGTACATTGACAAAGATTACTTATCTTTTGGTCATATAATGAATGAAAAGTATCACTTCTGTGATGAAGATCTTCCTTACTTGCCGTACAGTGAAGCTTATCATAAAATCCAAAATGAATACGTCCAAAAGGACTGATAGATTTGGTATTGTTCCATATAGAGTTATGACAGATCCAGAATTATCAGTGCAAGCAAAATGCTTATATGCACTATTATGCTGTTATGCTAATAAGGAACGTAAATGTTTCCCTAAGAAGTCAACACTTGCAGATGAATTAAATGTATCATTTGATAGTATCAAGAGATATCTTAGAGAACTTAAAGCTAAAAATTACATAAAAAGAAATGGATTAATTATCACTCTTTTGTAGTTAGCTATATTAGTGCATTAAAGATGTGTTAACTTTCTAAATTTTTGTACCCTTTTTGACAACCGTATTGTATTTTTGAATAAATTTGTATATGATTATTCAACTTGCAAACGGACGTATCATAGAGTGCTCAACAGAAGTGTATCTGTCACTCAGTGATCAAGAGGTGCAAGATCTAGAAGGTATAAATACATCCTATACAAAACATGTGGGTAATCCTTTTTACAATATGTTTCATAAAGGTAAAAATGCTGCCATCCAAGATATGGATGAAGAGTATGAACCAGGCCTTGATGAAATAGATGAAAGTGAAAAGTTGAATGACCCGTATTTCAACAATGAGGAGTAGCCTCAACCCATTTTATTTACCTTTTAAAATTTAAAAACATGAACAAAGTTCAAATCATCCCTGATGAGAAGGGAAATGTAATTAGACAGTCACAAAATCCTGAATATGGTTATGTGAGATTAAGTCAAAACAAAGAAGTATATTCAAATAATTTCTTAAGTATTAAACCAGTAACAGCATTATTACATGCAAAGCTTGAAGATTTTAAAGTTGTTGACATGAAGAATAAGACTGAGTTGCCAGGTAGAATTGTAATTAAAGAATCTACTACACCATTTAACATAGATGATCCTGATTCAGATCTAAAGATTGCTGGAAAAACAGGCATTGTATGTTGCTATTATGGTGAACCTATTTATAGGAAGACAATGTATGATGCAACAAGTACTGTTGAGGATGAGTTTATAGCACATACTAATGGTGATGCTATCAAAGAAGCTAATGCTCAAGGTCAAAAGAGTGCATTGAATAACTTATTTAACATTGATAAGAAAGAATCAGGTTTTGATTTAACCAAACCTACAGACAATCAAGTTGACTTAGAAGACAGTATAAAAGCAATTGAAGAAGAGAATGCTAAACAGGAAGAAGAACCTGAAGAAATAACTTCTGAAGTTGAAGAGACTGTTGAAGAGGTTGTAGAAGAAGTTTCAGAAGAAGTTATAGATGACTTTGAAGATGATGCTTTTGAATTATAATCTATAACTATATATTTTACACTAAGGGGGTGCATACGTGCACCCTTTTAGTTTACACTACTTTATAATAACTCCATAAATTTTTTAGACATGCTATCAGAAAAACAATTACAGAAATTACAAACAGCTAAGGAAATTCATAAACTAAAACATAGAGAAGAAAGATATGCTTATCTAGGACTACTTAGTGAATACCAACTACATCCTAAAAGTTTAATACAGAATTTAGAGTATACAAAACTAAACCCATATCAACATTATTTGTTTAAAAGAGTGTTGCATGGTTTGAATATGTATACTAAAGATGAAGTTAAATTCATGCACTGGGATAAGAAGAGAAGAATCACTAAGGTTTGGAAGAGAGGTCAAGATGTAATAAATGAGCTAAAACAGTACGTTTGTTATCAGAAATCTAATTCTCTTTTTAGTATCTTTGCTAAGAGTGAGGCAGGACAACAGCTTTTAAACCAACCTTTTGAGTATCTTCCTGATTATAATAATAAGATGAGTCTCAAGGAGTTAGACATAAGATATGAGGATATCATACTTAAGTTTATGCAAGAAGGTTTGCTTCCTAAGAATTTTTTATTATTAAAATCAGACCCAAATGAGAAAGGTGTCAAAAAAAATGGCTCAAGCAAACAGAGAATACACCCAGCTAAGAAAACAGTTTCTAAGCAAGTATCCAATGTGTCAAGCAAAAATACATCAATGTAGTTTAAAATCTACTGATGTGCACCATATGAAAGGACGTGGCAAGTATCATCTAGATACTGCCACATGGCTTTCTGTATGTAGGAATTGTCATACATGGATTGAATTAAATCCAGAGGATGCAAAAGAGTTAGGATTTTCAATTAGTAGAACATGAGCAAAGAAGATTTAAAAATGTGGCAGAAACTTATCATAGATGAAGTATCTAATGAAGAGTTTAATAAGTTTATACAAGATAGGTATAAATATCTAGCAGAAAACATAGATAAATATGGATTCTGGGAAATCATTGATAGGATTAATTTAAATGACTATCCTGATCTAGAGTTTCATAAGCTTATTAAGTATTATAAACAACACAAAGACTTGTTGTCAAATTATATTAAAAAGAAGTCTGGTAATGAAGTTTAAGTACAGTATAATTGCAACAATTTATCTGATACTTTTAAGTATTATGGTAATCATTGGATTATTCTTATTAACTATACTAATATGGCAAACAAAATTATAGACATTAGAACTGGTAAGATTTATAACTCTGCTAAGGAAGTTGCTGATGAATTTAATATTCCTCATTCAACAATAAGATGTTGGATTAATGGGTCAAGAAAAAATTATTCAACTTTTAAATTATTAATAGATGCAGGACCTGGAGAAGTTAAGAGAGAAGATAAAGAACTCTAAACAAAGAGTTTTTACAAGACAAGAGTTATATGAAATGATAGATATTCTTAAAGGTTATGAAAAACCTGTAGAGTCTGATTGTAAACATGAAGAGTATAACACATTTGATTCTGGATATAAGCAGTGCACCAAATGTAAATGGATTTGGAAAGATTAAACTAAAAGTGACTAATTAAAAAAATTATAATATGTTTACATACAATAATATAGACCACTTAGAATATGTAGCTGACTGCACATCTATTGACTTTAAGCAATGGAATAGTTGGATGGATGGAGCAAAGAGAGGAAGTAAAAAGGAAATCAATAAGTTAGTTAAGGAACATTTGCCTGAGCTATATGCAAGATTAGCCTTGAACTTTTATAACCCATACAATTACTTAAGAACAGACAAGCATTTGATTGTAGTCCACTCAGGGATTGAGTATTTTATAAAATACAAAAGAAGATTATGAGTTTAGATAAAAACAAAGATCATAAGATTCAGACAATGTTTGAAAGAGAAATGACTTTTGAGGCATGGTCTGCTTATATGAATTCAATACTTATTATTAATGACCTTAAAGAAACTCATTACATCTGTACTGATGATGGTAACAGCTGGTTAAAAAGAAAACAAGTATGAAAACTAATTTAAAAAGAATAAACTTTACAAAGAGTTTACATTGGTACTTTTATATAGCAATACTTGCAATCATGTTAGGGTTTCAAACATCTTACATATTCAAGTATAGATCAATGATTAAACAACAATCTTTAATTATGTTAGATATGGAAAAAAAACTAAATAGATATGAATAGAGAAGAAGTTCAAGATAAAGGTTTAAAAGTATTATTAGAAAATGATAGATGTAGTTTAGGAATATCAATGGGTGTAGGTAAAACTAGAATTGGTGTAAACCATATGGTTAAAAACTTTCATCCTATGGTTCAGTATTTAGTTGTTGCTCCTAAAAAAACAATATTAAAATCCTGGATAGATGAATTTGGAAAGATGAATCATGAAGATTTAACTAACTATGTTCACTTTACTACATACTTATCACTAAATAAAAAGAATCCTAATGACTATGATGTAATATATCTTGATGAATGTCATAGTTTACTATATAGTCATGATGAATTTTTATCCAATTTTAAGGGTAAGATTGTAGGATTAACTGGTACTCCTCCGGAAAGAAGGGGATCAGAAAAATATGAGATGGTGCAGAAGTATTGTCCTGTTAAATACAAGTTTAGTGTTGATGATGCAACAAGTAGTAATATTCTAAATGATTATAAGATCATGGTTCACATGCTTGAGTTGTCTAAGATTAAGACTCTCAAGAAAAAGAATAAGAATGGTGGTCATTGGTATACATCTGAAAGAGATGATTATAGTTATTATAGTCAAAGGGTATTAAACTCTAGACCAGGTAAATCTAAAGCTATTAGTTCTATTATGAGAATGAAAAGTATGATGGATTATCCTACTAAAGAAGAGTATGTTACATCATTATTAAATAAAGTAAAGTCTAAGTGTATTATTTTTGCTAATACTCAGCAACAAGCAGATAAGCTATGTAGTCATAGTTACCATTCTGGTAACAATTCCTCTGATGATAATCTAGAATTGTTTTCTGATGGAAGGATTAATACTTTATCTTGTGTATTACAACTTAGTGAAGGTGTTACTATACCTAATCTAAAGCAAGGTATTATTATGCATGCATATGGTAATGAAAGAAAAGCTGCACAAAGAATAGGTAGGTTATTAAGACTTAATCCATCTCAAACATCTTTGTGTCATATCTTATGTTACAGAGATACCGTAGATGAAACATGGGTCAGTAATGCTTTAAAAGGTTTTGACTCAAAGAAGATTTATTATTATGAACCTTTAAAAACAAGTAGTAATGTTTTATAGTGCATACAAATGGATTGAATTAAATGTAGGTTGGTTTTTTGTTAATGGCTTTAAACGTCAGGAATGGGAGGAATACCTACAGGATAAATATTTTAAGGATGAAGAAAGAAAATTACAATAAATATTGGGATAACTTTAACTTTAAATTATATAAAGAGTATATTAATAATAAGAACCAACATTTAGAAGAAGAAATTACTGATATTGATATCAGTGAAATAACTGAGATGTTGGAAACTAAGAGCATAATATTATACAATGATGAAGAAAACACATTTAAGTACGTTATAGAGTGCTTAATGTCTTTCTGTCAACACACTGAGCAACAAGCAGAACAGTGTGCAATCATTGTACATAACAATGGTAAATGCTCTGTCAAGACAGGTCCTATTGATGAATTAAAACCTGTTGCTTCTATTCTTGGGGAATATGGGTTAACAGTGGAGATAGAATAAGATGGGACGTATGAAAGAAGTCTACATCCAAATGATTGAGGAAGGTTTTCTTGGAGAACCTAATGATTATCTAAAACAAGTTGTTGCAGAATATGCAACACCTATTGCTGAAAGATCTGATACATTATGTCCAAATTGTTTGGCATCAAATCTTAATAAAAAAGATGATCAACTGGATTGTTTTAATTGTGGGCAAGAATTTATTTTAGTGGAAAACTCATTAAGATTCAAATGAGTTTTTGTATATTACAGGATTAATCACAAACTGTATAATTATTTTAGAAAAGTATGAAATCATATGGGTATTATTGGAGACTCTCTACAATAGTTGGTTGTTGTTTGTATCCAGTTTTATGTGTTCTAATTGATGGGTATGAAATATCTTTGTCAAAATATTTTAATACCTCTGTACAACCTTTATATCTATTATGTAATATAGCAACAGTATATTATTTCTTACAGTTAAAAGATTGGAGTATCCCTGGGGTGCTCCTTTTATTTTTAACTGTATTTTCAGTTGAGAAGTATATGATGCTGCATAACATATTTGCTGTGGCATTTTTCTTATCAATTTTTTATGCACTAACCAGATCTAAAAGATATACGTATTTAAAATATATTTTTATGATAGGTCTATTATGTTGTGTTTATAATTTATTACTTGGTGAAATCATTTGTATCTTTACAGCTAGTTTGCACCATTATTTATTTTTATTAAAGTTTAAAACAATTAAAGAATATAATGAAAGAGATTGTAGTAAGTGATCCCGGAGATGAACAACCAGGATCAAACATTATAAAAGTAATTTATATATCTTCAGAAGAAGATATTTTTTATTAAGAAAATAAACATGAAGTGAAAAATTTATCACCAGCAGTTAAGAAAAAAATTGAGTACTTAGTTGATCTAGAGATCAAACTAATTAAGAATCACATGAAGACTAAAGATCCTCATACTCAAAAAATGATTAACAAGGTTAGAAGGGCACAAGCTGAGGCTGTTGATTCTGTGATAGATCTGAACAAATCTTTATGAAGAATAATATTTTTATACCTGCACAGGTAAATGGTGGTGAGATTACTTTTCCTGCCAAAATTCAAAAGACTAGATTAAATGCATTTTTATCTGATGTTCCAGATGGAGCCAGGATAGAAATGTTTATAAGTGTAAGTACTGATAATGGTACAAATGCACAACTTGCAAGACTCCATGCTATGATAAGAGAACTTGCAAGTGACATTGGGTATACCTTTATGGAGATGAAGCTCCTTGTAAAAAGACAAACAGGTCTATGTTTTATGAAAGATAAAACAGAGTATTGTAAATCTTTTGCAGATTGTGATAAGCAAGAGCTTAATCTATGTATCCAAGAATGTATGAGAATAGGTGATGAACAAGGAATACAGTTAAGATGATTTTTTGTTTTGTAAAATGCTTAGTAAAGATTTTACTTTAGTTTCATCTATATCATGACCCTTTTCATTTAAGATTGTTTTTAATCCATCAACAACTTCATCATGAGTATAACTTTCATCATTCTCATTATCTCTTTCATAACCTGCTTCCTTAGCTTTTGATTTAAGTTCTGTAACAATGGTATATAAAATAAAGATCATACTCTCTACTGGAGTTAGTTGATTATCTAATTTTTTACCTCCAAGAACAGTAGCAAATCTTTGGAAAGTTTGTGGAATTGTTGTTGGATCTTCAACAATATTTAACAAAAAGTATCTTATGATATTATCAAGACCTTCAATATAACTAGTATTGATGTCAATATTTACACTTTTAGTGTAATCATATGTGTTGTGTCTTTTGTATCTTTTTGTTTCACTCATAATTAGTTTTTTTATTTAAACAAATATAGTATAAATATGTCAGAATTAGCTATAAACATAACAAAACACCGGGAGAATTTTCTAATAAACTTAGAAGAGGCTGGTTGGGATTGCTTGATTCCTTTTATAAATAGTGATCTCTTTGATGATATAGTAGTCAATCTATATAATCAATATACAGAGGGTAATAGGTTTACCCCAAAGCTTAAAGAAACTGTAAATGCATTTGTAGAATGTCCTTATAAGGATATGAAAGTTGTATTTGTAGGACAAGATCCATATCCACAACAGGATGTTGCTGATGGTATATCTTTTAGTTGTTCTAAAACAATGAAGGAGCAACCATCATTAAGATATATTTTTGATGAATTAAAGAATCAGTATCCTGATGCAAGTAGGGATACAGATCTAAAAAGATGGTCTAATCAAGGAGTATTAATGCTTAATACTGCAATGACTGTACAAATTGGTAAAATTGGTAGTCACTACTCAATATGGGAAAAGTTTACTGAGCATTTATTCTCACAGTTAAATAAGAGAGATGATCTTTTAATTGTATTGTTAGGTAAAAAAGCTGAAGCATGGGCTAAGCATTTGGATAACAATACAATCTTTAAAGTACCTCATCCTGCATCTGCTGCATATAAAGGTGGTAAATGGGATAGTAAAGATGTATTTAATAAGATTAACCAAGAACTTAATAAACAAGGTAAATCTTTGATAACCTGGTAATTTATTGCTATCTTTGTAAGGTCAGCATTATTCTTAATACATTAAAAACCAACAAGTTATGAATGCAAAACTTCATTCAAAACTCTATGCAGATATAAAAGCACTTGAGGTAGAATTACGTGAGAAATATAAGTATGATTTAATTCTTAGTTATAAATTAGTTGAAAGCAGTGATAGACCTATTACTTTGGATGATCTATATAATGGTTTAATTAAAGTAGTTCAAAGAAATAATCCTGAATTACAACATTACTTTACAGAAAATATTCCTACAAGGGTTAAGGCTGTAATGAATTACAAACATGCATTTAGGTATATTGCAATTTGTTCCTATAACCTTGGTGTAACAGAGGTAGGTAGATTCTTAGGAATTAATCATGCTACAGCAATACACAGCAGAAAAACAGGAAATGATTTCCTTTACTCTAAAGATCCAGGATTTTTTAGAGCTTTTACATTATTAACGGAGTATTATAATTTAAATTTTAAAGATGTGGGATCTACTACAGAAAATACTGAAGAATAATATAACACCAAACCAATGTTTGTTGTTGTATTCACTTAAAGAAGGTGTTAGACCTTCAACATACTTAGAGGAAGACATGGTTAATTTAATTGACCAAGGTTTTTACAAAGACTCAAAGATAACTGATCATGGCAAGAAGCTAATGAGAAGTTTAGATAATTACTTTATTAAAGCTAAAAAGAAAACAGCTAGTGATTTAATGGGTAAAGATTATGTAGAAAATGTAAAAAAATACAGAGAGTCTTTTCCTCCTGGCAAGTTACCTTCTGGTGTACCTGCTAGAAACAATGTAAAAATATTGACAGAGAACTTTAGATGGTTCTTTGATGAGTTTGATTATACATGGGAAGAAGTTCATAAAGCTATTAACATGTATATTACACAGTATAGAGCAGTTAACTGGGAATATATGCAGAATAGTCAGTATACAATAGCAAAACAAGATAAGCATAAGGTTAAAACCTCAAAGCTTGCAGACTATTGTGATATGGTTAGAGATGGTATAGAGCCTGATGAAAACTTTCATTTTAAAGAAAAAGTTGTATGAGTAAATTTCAAAAGGCTTGGGCTGGTCAATACAATGCATTTAATGAGGCATTGAAATACATGCAGAAAAGACAGACTGGTGAAGAAAAGTCTATATATACTCCGTGGCCAAAGTTTAATGAGGCTACAACAGATGGATTGGAGTGGAATACTCTTACTGTAATTGGTGGTAGACCTGGTTCAGGTAAAACATTAATTAAAGATCAAATTGTAAGAGAATCTTTTATTCTAAATCCTGATGATGATTTCAGAGTTCTTGAGTTTCAGTTTGAGATGGTTGGAAGAACTTCTGCAATCAGAGAATTTAGTTCTATTACTGGTAAGACATACAAAGAGTTATGTTCAGCTGGTGGTAAGATAACTAATGATGTTATAAATACATGTCATCAGTATGCTAAAGAAAGAATCAAGCATCCTGTTGATATAATCAGTACACCTATGACTGTTAACCAAATGAGGGAACAGATAGATGCATACATGAATGAACATAAAGGTAAGAAAACAATTATTACATTAGATCATACCATACTTGTTAAGAGAGCACCATATCAAACTAATAGATTAGATATGTTGTTTGAGTTAGGTGAGTTCTTTACACAAGTAAAACGTGATTATCCTTGTTTATTTATTGCACTATCACAGTTGAATAGGAATATTGATAACCCTGATAGAGCAGTTAATGGTAAGTATGGTAACTATATTCTTGAATCAGATATCTTTGGTTCAGATGCTATGTTACAACATGCTGATACATTAATTGGTATTAACCGTCCTGCAAAACAGAAGATAAGGTTTTATGGTCCTGATAGATATATTATTGAGAATGATAGAACATTGTGTTTGCACTTTCTTAAAGCACGTAATGGTGATGCTAGAATGAGTTTTTTCAAAGCAGAGTTTGAGAAGATGCAGATTGCAGAAATGCCAACACCAGCACAAGCAAGTAGATAAATAGTTAGATATGATTAATACTAAACAAGTTGAAAAAAAAAGTTTTATGACACCTGCAGAACGTAAAGCAAAAGTAGCAGAACTTAGAAAAGAGCATGAGGATTATTTTAAAAAAAATAATCTAGAAGATGCATTATACATTCCTAAGATGGCTTTTAGACCAAGTGGTAAAGATGAACTACATGTTTCATTCTTTCCTAGTGAGTTGAAAAAAGAACAAGACATCTACACGGAGTTTGTTAGCATGGATTATGAATGTGAAGATCCAAAGAGAACTTTGTATTACATTAAGTTTAATCCATTCTGGGATGAGGAGTATGAAGTACATGAAAGCCGTAGTGGTTTTCAAACACATCTTATTCCTGTATCTGAGTTAAAAGCACTCAAAGATATAACACACAAAGTCAAAGAAGACATTATAAACATTCAGTTAGATCTTAATGATATTCCTAACCCGGATGAAAAAGAGATGACTGTAGTTGCCTCAATAGAGAGATTAACTAAGTCAATAGATAGAATAGCAAATATATTAGAGAAAAAATTATAATATGGCACAAAGCACGTTAATAATTGCAGAGTCTGGTTCAGGTAAATCAACCTCAATCAGAAACTTAAACCCTGAAGAAACCTTCATTATAAACATTGCTAATAAACCTTTACCATTCAAAGGATGGAAGGGTAAGTATAAGCAAATAGGTAAAGATAATCCTAATGGTAACTTGACATCAACTTCAAGTTCTGTTGGTATTGTAAAAGCCTTGAAACATGTTAATGATAAAATGCCACACATCACAAACATTGTTATTGATGATTGGCAGTATATGTCTAGCTTTGAATATTTTGATAGAGCTAATGAGAAAGGTTATGATAAGTTTACCCAAATTGCTTCTAACTTAGCACAAGTAGCAAAGATGCCAAAAGATTTGAGGGAAGACTTATACATCTTTTTCTTAACTCATTCAGAAGATTCAACTGATATTAATGGTCATAGAAAAGTTAAAGCAAAAACTGTTGGTAAAATGATAGATAATGCATTAACTTTGGAGGGCTTATTTTCTATAGTTTTGTTTGGTAAAGCTATCAAGCAAGAAGATGGTAGTCTTGAATATGTGTTTGAAACTCAAACTAATGGAGAGAATACCTGTAAATCACCAATGGGAATGTTTGAAGATCTTACAATCCCAAATGATCTTCAGTATGTTAAAGATTGTATATTGAAGTATGAAGAATAATTTTTTAATGTTTAACCAAAAAAAAGAAAGTGTATGTTAAGTACTAAAGACATGTCTGCAGGAGCAGGAAAAGTGAAACCAGTTTTAGGAGTAGGTAACCAATTAATTAAGATCAATGCTATCACTATGGATCAAACACCATATGATACAGAAGCTTATAATGTTACACTACATTGTGAAAGTGAACCAGTTAAAGGAGACTTTACAGGTTTCCTTAAGAATGTAAATGATCCTAATGGTGAAAGATATGAAGGGCAAGTAGGAAGAATTAGAATGTCCCCTTATGCATATAAAGATGCTACATTGCCAAGTGGTAGAGTAGTAAATAGAGACACAGAGATCATGAAAGCTATGATTACTTTGTCTGAAGTTCTTGGTTTAAGATCTGATTTAGATTTAATTGAAGCAGAGACTATTGAGGACTTTATGAAAGCATGTAATAGTTTGTTCTCTGGAACAGGTTACTTTAATGCTTGTGTTGGTGGTAGAGAATGGGAAAATAAAGAAGGTTATGTGAATTATGACTTATACTTCCCAAGACCATCTAAGGATGGAGTTCCTATGGAAGCTGCTAACACTGAAAACTCTAGATTGTTGACATTCAACAAAGCTGAGCATGTTAGAGAATTACAAAACAAAACTAATAATACAACTACTGATACTAGTGTTCCTTTTGAAACAGCTGGAACAAGTGTAGGTGATGATTTTGATTTGTAATCTAAATATAATAGAGTAATTTAAGGAGAGCATAAGCTCTCCTTTTTTACTTTATTGATTGATAAATATGTTAAGCACAAAAAAAATTGTAATAGATGAATCAAGTGTACCAAGTTATTGGGTTTTTAAATATTACTTAAACTTATCTGAAGAGTTAACTGGTCAGGATATAAAGATTAAATCAATCTTTAATCCATCAGAAAGAACACCAAGTTTCTGCATTTTTGTTGATAAAACTAAGATGCAATATATGTACAAAGACTTTTCAACAGGTAAGTATGGTGGTAAAATTAGTTTGATACAAGAACTATTTAACATTCCTTATAACATTGCTATTGATAAAATGATAGATGATTATAATAATTATCTAAAGACTAATAGTGTTAGTAAGGATTCAAAAATAGTTGTACAACCCAAATGGAAACTAGACTATATACAGAACAGAGGTTGGCAGAAAAAAGATGCTGACTACTGGATGTCTTATAATATTGGTAGTAGTCTTTTAGATAAGTATAATGTTAGACCCATTGAATACTATTCCTTATCAAAAGAAATAGATGGTAAGGTAGAAACATTTAAAGCTAGATCTCCTTTAACCTATGGATACTATGATCACACTGGTGAAGTGTATAAAATATATAGTCCAGGTAGTAAGAAGCAAAAGTTTTATAATACTAAACCTTACATTCAAGGGTTGGACCAACTAACTTATGAGCCTGATTATTTGGTAATATGTTCATCTTTAAAAGATGCTATGTGTTTAAGAAGTTTTGGTTACAAGTTAGAAGTTATTGCACCTAACAGTGAGAATACTATTATCAAACCTTATGTTATAGAGAATCTTAAAAATAAATACAAGAACATTATAACGTTGTTTGATAATGATGAGGCAGGCAAGAAAGCTATTGAAGTATATGAGAATACATATAATATCAGTGGTTTTTGTCTTTCTATATGTAAGGATATATCAGATGCTGTCTCAGAACATGGTATCCAAGAGGTGCATAAAGAGCTTGGTCCCAAATTAAAACATTATTTAAATAGATACAATGGCAAAGACTAAATGGTTTATACCTTTTAATGTCCCTAGTAGTAAGAATGGTAGAAGATGGACTGGAAAGTATTTTATTTCTAGTAAGACAGTAATGACTTACAGAAAAAATACTAAAGACCACTATACTAAACATGCTAAGGCATTTAAAAAAGAGTTTGAAAAGTACCAAACCCCAGTTAAAATAGGGTTTACTTTCATTAGAGGAAGTAGACATAAGTTTGACTATATAAATCCAGCACAAACTGTACAAGATGATATGGTTAAAGCAGGTTGGATTGAAGATGATAATGCTGATTTTATTATTCCCGTGTTTGAGCATTACAGTTATGATAAAAAAAATCCGGGAGTGTACATAGAAATTTTGAAAGATGGAAATAAAAGACATAGCATTAATAACAAAACTTAAAGATCTTGGTGTAGCAAAAGTTACAGTACATTTTGATGGTTCTGGAGATGATGGTGATATCCAATGGATTGAACACTATGATGAAGCAGAAAAAAGTGTAGAAAATGGTTTATCTAATGAAGATGAAGATAAACTTGGTAATGCTTGTTATACAATGATTAACAATAAAGTTCATACAATAGGTGATTGGGTTAACAATGAAGGTGGTTATGGATATTTATATATTGATGTAATCAACCTTACTTCTTATGTAGAATACTATCAACGTACTGTACAAGAAGCAGACTTTCCAGTAGAACCTTTATTTCAATAATGGCTCACCCAAGAATTCATGCTAAGAGTTCTGTTAAAAAGTGGGGTGGTGAGATTGAAGACTATATTCATATTCATGAATGGTTTGATGAAACAAAAGCATGGTTAGGACACTCTAACCATAGGCTTTACCGTCATCACTCTGAAGGAATTTTTGAAGCAGAAAAAGTATTTGGAGTAAGTTTTACTAATTCAGTTGGTAAAACTGTATATACAAGATATGTTGGAGAGCAACATGTTAAAGAGGATTGTAATAACTACATACCCTCAGCAAAAGAATGGATTATTCACTTAACAAATAAAAGTAGACCAGAATGGATGCAAAAGACGTTAAAAATAGAGGATTAACAGTAGAGGAGTATAGCCAAATTGTAAAGATGTTGCTTGCTGGTGAAGAAGATTTTGAGGTAGCACTGTCTAATATTGATAACCTTAGAGATGATTCAAAAGAATGGAACATTATAATAAAGTTATTATATAAAGAATTGACTTTCACTAGAAGACATACATTTAACAGCAAGTTTGGTGTAATAGGTTCTTGGTATACTAATGATAATATTACGTATAGAAATCTATATGAAGAAATCAAAAACTTTCCTGATGCAGAAATCAACTTGAAAGATATATTTCATTATGTAGTAAGGAATGAATTTAATGAAACACTTAGTGGTGCATATGAATTTATTGACAATGTAAAAATAAATATTGTATGGTAGTACAGGACCAGCTAGCAAAGACTAGCAAAAACTTAATATTTAAAGAACCTTTTTATGGTCTATTTCTAATAGGCCTTAACAAGGAGTATAAAACAACTATACCTACAGCAGGTGTTAGTCAAAATGGAATAGGTGTACAGCTTACAGTTAACCCTGAATTCTTTGGTGGTCTTAGTGAAGATCATAGAATTGGTTTGTTAAAGCATGAGCTATTACATATTTCATTTGGTCACTTAACAATCCGTGATGCTTATCCAGACAAGAAGCTATTTAATATAGCAGCTGACTTGGAGATCAATCAGTATATTGAATCAAAGTATTTACCTGAAGGTGGATTAACATTAGACCAATTCCCTGAACTTAGTTTACCTGAGAGAGCAGGAACCAAAGCTTATTATGATGCTTTACAACAAGCTCAACAGTCTGGTTCTTGTCCAAATCTAAATAACCTTTTAGATAGGATGAATGGTGAAACAGAATATGATCATTCTACATGGGATGAGTTTGATGATTTAAGTGAAGCTGAAAAGAAATTGGTTGAAAAACAAATTGAACATCAGCTTAAAGATACAGCAGAGATGACTGAGAAAAGACAAGGTCATATTCCAGGTGAGCTTGCTGATCTTATTCAAAGACTTAGACATGTTGAACCACCAAAATTTGATTGGAAAGGTTATCTCAGAAGATTTGTTGGAAACTCTTCTATAGTTTATACTAAGAAGCTAAGAAGAAAGTACAACAAAAGATATGTAGAGAACCCAGGTTTAAAGATCAAGTTTAAGAATCACATCTGTGTTGGTGTAGATACATCAGGCTCTGTAAATAACCAAGAGCTACAAGAATTTATGAGTGAGTTAACACACATGCATAAGACTGGACATAAAATAACAGTAGTGCAGTGTGACACAAGAATAAATTCAATAGAGGAATTTAACCCAAAGAAAGATTGGGAGATCAAAGGTAGAGGTGGTACTTCATTTCAACCTGTTGTTGATCATTACAATGAAAAGAAAGGGCATTACACAGCCCTTATATATTTAACAGATGGTGAAGCTTATGCACCTGATAACTGTCCAAAGAACACATTATGGGTTCATAGTAGTATATCAGGTATTAATGAGGAATTACCAGGGAAGAAAATCAAATTAAATTAAATAAAAAAAGTATGGCACAAGTAAATTTAAACATTGAAGATTTAAAAGGTTTTGTAAATCACATTATTACTAACAACAGATTCTTACAAGAGAATGGTAAGGGCCCTGTAGCAATTGAGGTTGTAGGTGAATCAGGTATTGGTAAAACATCTACAGTTGTTGAACTTGCTGAAGAGAATAAGTTGAACTTTGTAAAACTAAACTTGGCACAAATTGAAGAACTTGGTGACTTAGTTGGTTTCCCTGTACGTCAATTTCAAATGTATAAAGAAAAGAAAGTAGCTTCTAAAAGCAATGATATTAATTACACTGCTGCTCAGAAAGCTGCTGCATCAGCACAAGTTGCTAACTCTACTGTAACAAAAAAAGTTGGGCAATGGGTTGATGAACTAGCTGTTGAAGAATATTTAAGACAAGGTTGGAAGATGACTGGTAAGAATAGAATGTCTTACTGTGCACCTGAATGGATAGCAGATAAAAAAGATGGAGGTATATTACTTCTTGATGACTGGAACCGTGCAGACACTAGATTTATTCAAGCTGTTATGGAGTTGATTGATAGACAAACTTATATCTCTTGGACTCTTCCAAAAGACTGGCATATTATATTAACTGCAAACCCAGACAATGGGGATTATATGGTTAATAGTATTGACTCTGCACAAAAGACAAGATACATCACTGCAAATCTAAAGTTTGATGTGAATGTATGGGCTCAATGGGCAGAAGGTGCTGGGATTGATACAAGATGTATTAACTTCTTATTGTTACACCCTGAGTTAGTAACTCAAGAAACTAATGCAAGATCTATCACAACTTTCTTTAACTCTATATCTAGCTTTGATTCTTTTGAGGATAACTTATCTATGATTCAAATGATTGGTGAAGGTTCTGTAGGAGATGCTTTTGCATCTATGTTCACTACTTTCATTAATAACAAGTTGGACAAGTTAGTTACACCTAAAGATTTATTGAGTCATGATAATGAGAGCTACATCTTAGGTGAACTTAAAGGATGTATTGGATCTGGAGATACTTATAGAGCAGACATTGCATCTACTTTGGCAACAAGGTTGGCAAACTTCTCTGTAGTATATTCTAAAGAGAATACAATTACTCAGAAGATTACTGATAGATTGGAAGCATTATGTACTAAAGATTACTTTACTAATGATCTTAAGTACTTGATTGTTAGAACTATTTTTAATGGTAACAAGTCTAAGTTTAACAAGCTTATGATGAAGCCAGAGATTATTAAAATGACTATGAAATAAGATGGCAAACAAATCTGTATACCAAGAGTATAATCAAGATGCACTCAAACATTTTAATTTAGAAGAAAGCCCCTTTTATGGGGTTTTTTCTTCTAATGAAATACATGATGTGCTTATAACACAAGATGTAACTATTTTTGAAAAAGTTAGAGACATATTATCAAATAATACAAATGCTACTGTAGATTTATCTAACTACAAAAAAGCATTTATACTTCCTAAGTGTCCTGTATCATCTGATAGAATCAAAGAAGCTTGTAAGGAACATAAGATTACTGTAACAAATGATTATGAAAAAGCTGACTTTATAATAACTCATGATGAGTTTTATAAAAAGTTTAGAGATGGAGAAAAGATCCTTACAAGTATGACAATGTACAAGTTGTGGAACTATGAGGCTTTTCCGGGAACTAATGGTTATGTGGAATTTGTTGATGAGTATCATAAAACAACTGGAAAATCAGTGCTATGGGATTTACGTATGGATGAGTTTCGTAGTTCTTATAGAATAGATGATCCTGAAAGTCTTTATGATGAATGTGTTTTACCCGGATTAGCTATTAATTTAGCACATCTGGTTGACACAAATGAATTAGATGTTGTTGATGTAGATGATATGTTATGTCAATCTGCTAACAAAATTGAATTAACTGAATCATTAGTTGATGATATATCTGGATGGATGCAAAGTTATAACCAAGAGAACTATTCTTTAGTTGCAAAAGTCCTACCTACTATTAGGTCTGATAAGAGCCCCCATTTATTATGGCAACTTGCACAAAATATATACAATCAAATGTATAGATTTAGTAGGGATAAAGATGTTCAGTATTGGTTAGAAAATGCTAATATAGGAAAGCTTTATCATTACACTGCACAAAGCATGATACTTCATTTAGAAAAAGAAGAAAAATTAGATGTTGATTCATTTAGATATCTAGAACCTATAGTAAGAAAACAGATAAGTATACATAACAGAGACTTGTATGTCTTTAAGGTTCATGTAAAACCTGAATACCGTAAATATTTAAAAAAGAAAAAAGATGACTAAATTATATAAACTTAGTTTTGAGTTTGAAAAAGGAAACTCAAAAGTTAGAACTGGTAGTATAGAGTTAGAAACTAAAGGTCAGTTTTTATTAACTACAGACAGTTGGTCTACACCAATAGCTGAAATAGTTAAAGAGGAGAACATTAATTTTATTAATGTATCTAAAGATGATTTAAGAGATAAAAGCATTTATAGAACTCCTAAGTTAAAACTTCCTAGAAATAAGGTTGATTTATTAAAAGAAGAATGTAACTTAAAAGTTACAAGAAGTGAAAGCAAAGCTGATTACATTATTACATCAGAAAGTTTTATAACTGATTCCATTGAGAATTTATGGGCACGGTGTATAACAAAGGATGATCTTAATGATTTATTAAATGATGTTAGATTTTCAGTTCTTTTTACTGATCAAGCATTCCTTCATTTAAAGAACATATTACCTGAAGAAGGTGTATTTCAAATAAATGCTAATAGTTCTTGGAGTTGTGGTACTTCAAGTAAAGCAGCAAATGACTTAATGACTTTGTATAAAGACCGTACATCAGGTAAAAACAAATACACATGGTACATTAAAGAAACTTTAGTAAATGATTATAATACTATTGCTTCTGCTACTAATCTTATAAAAGATACTAGGATTGTAGAACTATGTAACAGTAACTTACATGTAATGACTGAAGAAGAGTTTAAATCATTCAATACTATCTTTAAGGAAAGTACATCAGATGATGATAAGTCCATGGCTTTAGAGATGATGGCTAACTGTAATCTTGATAAGTGTATGGATAAAGTTGCCTTCTTGTATTACATGAACTTTAATACTATTAGATATTGCAAGAATTGGAATCACATAAATGTAAAAGCTCTTAGAAAAGTATTACCTGTACCAAATAACAATCATGAATATACTCAATATTATGAGAAGCTTATAAAGTTTTTGATTGATGAGAAACAATTAACAGAATTTATTGTTAAAAATATTCTTGTGAAGATTGTAACGTTAGGACTTAACCGTTTTGGTTTTGGTAAAGGTATGTTTGAACTTGATCCAGAAGATATTAAGATAGCTGATAAATATAAATCTGCTATTATTAAGAATGAATCTGGTGCTGATATTATAGATACTGTTCTAGCAGGTGATATATTAAGTGGTTTAGATGATTTACCATTTTGATAAATTATCAAGAAACAAAGACCTTAGTTACTAAGGACAATAACAATAGTGCAAACTGCATAGCTCCTAACTTAATCTACGGATGTTTTGGGGGCTGTGTAGACACTTATTGTTATATGTCTAGGTATAATGGTCATAGAGTGTTTGTTAATACAAATGTGGATCAGATATTTCAATCTGTTGTTGAATGGGAAAAGAACTTTGTTAAAGTACCAGATCAACAAGATCCTGTATATACTATGGTAGATATTGCTTGCAACACAGATTTAGTACTTATGCAGAAACATATAAAGAAAACAGGAATTTCTTTACATGATTACCTGCTTATGTATGATAAACACAAAAATCTTAACACAACAATGGCTACTAAGTATCCGGGATTGTTAAAGTTAGATGTAAATCACTTTAATAAATCACCAAGGATACGTGTAAGTCTCATGCCTCAGAAATATTCTGATGTGCTTGAGCCAAATATGCAATTAATCGGCTCAAGAATATCTGATATACAAAGACTACAAGATTTAGGATGGCAAGTTCATCTTAACTATAGTCCATTAGTATTTTATCCAGGATGGAAAGAGGAGTATAATAACTTATTTGCTGAGGTAAAGGCTGCTGTTAAGAATGATATTAAGTGTGAAGTTATTGCATTAACTAATCACAAGAATCAAATGGCCAAGGCTAGTCCAGAAGCACAAGAGTTAATGAGAAGATCATATGAGATAAAGAACAGTTCAGGAGTTATGAGGTATCCATTGCAACATAAGTCTAGATTATTGAAGGAGTTCAAGTCTTTGTATGGTAAGTATTTTAAATTAGAAACAATTAGATACATATTTTAGTTATGGTAGATATCCAGAAAGAAGAGGAGTTTTACTCCAAGGATTTTAAGTTTAGTTATTCATCATTGAATAAACTATTGTTTTCCCCATCCTTATTTTATAAGGACTATATTTTAAAAGACAGAGAAATAAGAACAGATAAGCATCTTGTTGAAGGTAAACTTATTCACTGTTTATTATTTGAGCCTGAGAATGTTAAAGAAAAGTTTAGCATTGTCCCTGGTAAAACACCAAGTGATAATGTTAGAAAAGTATTTAAAGATATGGCATTATATACAGAAGAAAAGGATCTTGATAAGGTCCCTGATTCAGTTATATTAGATTCTCTGAAGCATATGAACTTGTATCAATCTCTTAAAACAGATGACCAAAGGATTGCAAAAATAAGGTTAGAAGATAATAAGCCTTATTGGGAGTTTGTAAACAATCACAAAGTTGATGTTGTTGATCAAGAAACGTTGCAAAAATGTAATGAACAAGTTGAGATAGTTAGAAACAATAAGTTTGTAAAAGAAATGTTAAATGTTCCTGTAACTGACTTTGAACTAGATCCAATTCAAACATTTGTAGAGCAACCATTAGAATGTACTTTAAAAAACCAACCGTTTGGTTTAAAAGGTATTATTGACTGGTATCAAGTTAATACTGATACAAAAACTGTAACAATTTGTGACTTAAAAACTACAGGTAAAACTATATCTGAGTTTGGAGAAACAGTTGAATTCTATAACTATTGGATGCAAGCAGCTATTTATTCTAAACTTGTCATAGAGAATCTAGATATTGAATTGGCTGATTATAAAATTCTTTTTAACTTTATAGTAATAGACAAGTATGATCAGGTTTATGTATTTGATGTACTTGATTCTACATTAAACATGTGGGCAGGTGAACTAGCTAATGTGCTTAACAAAGCCAAGTACCATTATGATAAAAAAGATTATTCACTTCCATATGAGTTTCTAACAGGTAAAGTTAGTTTGTAAGAATGATGTCGGTATATACACAGTATTTTCAGAAGAGTAAAGTCTTCTTATACCCTTTGCTAAAACTAAAGAAGGGTGCAGAATTTGTCCCAATAGAAACTTATATCTGTTGGGATGGAGTCTATAGTATAACTGATTACAAGTTTATATGTGTATATCATTCTGAAAGAACACCAGACTATATTAGTTTTGAAAGTAAATATTTGAAAGAGCATCCATTATTAGAAAGTGCAATACAGCTTCCTGAAGATAAAAACGTTTATGTGTTTAACTTTAAAACCTACAGATTTGATTATGTTAAATTTGTTGAAGGAAAGTTTTCACAGTTTTCTTTAGGAACAAAAAAACAAATAACTAATTTTTTTGGTACAATAGGAAAGTTGTCTGATTATGTACAAAGCTTTCTGGACCCGGAAGACTACCATCAATCATATGCAGATGCACTTGAAGTTGATTTAGAAACAATCCAAGATGTGTATGAAGTTTGCAGTATTCCAAATCTAGATAAAGAAACATTAGTTTCTGAATTTCCACCTGAAGTTGAGTTATTAAAAAATAAATACTTATCTTTGGACTGATTAAAAATTATAATATGAGTAATATAGGTAAAAACATGATGTTATATACATCAGCATTTAGAAATGTTGAATCATTCAGCATGATCCCAGTGAGCAATGACTCACCCTATGTAGAAGCTATGTATGACCCAACGTCAAACATTTTAGCAGTAATCAGTAAGGTTACAAAAAATTCTTTTCATATGGTCCCAAGACTAAATGAAGAAGGTCAACCACAAAGACTTAAGTTTCCAAATAAGGAAACTGGTAAAAGTGTGAAGGAACAAAGAGTAGAAATGGAAACATTCTCTGAGTTCTATATAACAAATAAAAAAGAAATTGAGGACTTCATTAATATTTTTGCAATTAATGCTGACACATTTGAATTCAAAAAGTATACTAATGTAGATACAAAGGAAACAAAAACTTCTCCTATATTAACACCTTAATAGTTTTTTTAATTTTTTTATTTATGTATCCAAAAAGGGAGGCTAATGCTTCCCTTTTTTTATCTAATAATATTCTATGAATCACTGGGTAATGGATTATGAGACATTGAGTAACTTCTTTTGTGGTGTATTTGAACACTACAAAACAAGTGAAAGAAAGATTTTTATAGTTCATGAATTACAAAATGATTTTCAGGATCTGTTAAACTTCTTTGAGGAGAATGAACAGAATAAAGAGTGGCACATATCTTTTAATGGTTTGGCTTTTGATGCACAAGTTACTCACTATATTATAGAAAATAGAGAAAGGTTGTCAAAGCTACCTGCTGCAAGAATAGCAGGAGATATCTATGGATATGCTGGTCATTGTATATCATTAAGTAGGTCTAAACAATTTCAAGACTATCCTTTGTGGAAAATGGGTATTGGACAGATAGATTTATTTAAAATGCATCACTGGGATAATCCAGCAAAACGTTCTAGTTTAAAGTGGATTCAGTATAGCATGGATTGGGATAACATAATTGATATGCCTATTCCTCATGGGACAAGTATTAAAACCCAAGAGGAGATAGATTTAATTATTAAATACTGTATAAATGATGTGGCTTCTACTAAAGAAATCTTTAATAGATCTAAGTCACAGATTAAGTTGAGGAAAGAGTTATCCAAGACTTATGATATTAATTTATTCAGTGCTTCTGAACCAAGAATTGCTAAGGAACTATTTGCATATTATCTATCTAAGAAGTTAAGAATTGATAAAAGAGAAATAAAGAAGATGAGAACTACCAGATCCGTAATTAAGGTTAAGGATTTGGTTTTACCCTATATTAAATTTACTTCTCCAACATTCATAAATCTTCTTAATAGATTTGAATCATTAGAGCTTAACCCTGAAAATCTCAAGGGTAGTTTTAAATATTCAGTGAACTATAAGGATGTGAAAACAGACTTTGGTTTAGGTGGTGTGCATGGTGCAAAAAGATCAGGTGTATACAAATCAGATGATGATCATGTTATAATGACATCAGATGTTACCAGTTTCTATCCTAATCTTTGTATTAGAAATAAATGGTCTCCAGGACACTTTCCAAAAGATGAGTTTTGTGATCAGTATGAATGGTTCTTTGAGGAAAGGAAAAAGATTCCTAAATCAAATCCAATGAACTATGTATACAAAATTATTTTGAACTCTACATTTGGTTTGAGTAATGATGTAAATAGTTTCTTCTATGACCCTGAGCTGTGTATGAGAATTACAGTTAATGGTCAACTAAGTCTAATGATGTTGTATGAAATGATCATGGAAAGAATTCCTGGGGCAGTTGCATTACTTCAGAATACAGATGGTTTAGAAACTAGAATACCAAAAGAGTATGTTGATGAATATTTAGAGATATGTAGTGAATGGGAAGGAATAACTAACCTTAATCTTGAACATGAAAAGTACCAAAAATTGGTACTTGGTGATGTCAATAACTATATTGCTATAAATGAATATAGTAAAGTTGATCTTACTACATGGAGAAAGATTAAGGAGAATAACCCTCACTATCTCTATAAGATTCATAATCAGGACTTTATGTTTGCACCTGTAAAGCTTAAAGGTAGATTTGACTTTCATGACTTAGCTCTTCACAAGAATAAGTCTAAGTTGGTCATACCTAAAGCAATCTTTCATTACTTTGTAAAAGATGTTCTGCCAGAGGATTATCTTAAGGAAAACAAAAACATTCTTGACTATTGTATTGGTAGTAAATCAAAAGGTGATTGGCAAACAGTTGCAAAGTATGTAGACAAGGACCGTGAGTACAATGAGGATAAGCTGCAAAAAATCAACAGGTATTATATATCTAAATCAGGTGTCAAACTTGTAAAGATAAATGCTAAAGATGATAGGCAAATACAACTTGAGGCTGGCCACTGGATGCAGACTGTATATAATGACATGGAACTATTCCCAAAATGGGAACAATACTCTATTGATATGGCTTACTATATGAAGGCTATAGAATCTGAGATAGATAATATTTTAAAGGTTTCTATTAATCAAATTAAATTATTTTAATATGAGCATGACACGTAAAGATTTTGTCAACTGTGCAGATGCAATTGCTAACTTAAGAATTAATGGCACAGAGTTGAATCAAGTTATTGTAGAATTTAGTAATGTATTTACTGATAAGTATGATAATTTTGATCCAACAACATTTAGAAATTATATAATAGCTAAACATGATGAGAAGAGAAGAGGCAGATTAAATGACTCTATTCTTCCTGAATTAAAGTTAATAGAATGAGTAACACATATAGACCGTTGCCTGAAGGACTAACTATAAGAGAATCATCTATAGAAGGTCTTGGATTGTTTGCAACAAAACATTTTAAAAAGAATACTATTATAGGTATAACACATGTTAGGGATAAAAGATTCCAACATGGTCTTATAAGAACTCCTTTAGGTGGGTTTATAAATCATTCTGATGATCCTAATACAGAAACAATAGGGTCAGGTAAGAGTAGGGATATAGATCCTGGTGTCCTTGCATTAAGGAGTATCAGGGATATAAGCCCTGGAGAAGAAATATTACTTAAGTACTCACTATATAAATTATAATATATGGATTATTTTGAATTAGAAGCTGCAGTGGAACACTGGGCAATGGAGAAAGGTATACTTTCTAAAGCAACACCAATGGCTCAAGCATTAAAGACATTGGAAGAAACAACAGAGTTTTGTACAGCTGTGAACAGCAATGACAGAGCTGAGATTATTGATGCTATGGGGGACATTATGGTTACCCTTATTATACAGGCTAAGATGCAGGATCTTTCTTTAGAAGAATGTCTTGAATCTGCATATAACGTTATCAGTAAAAGAACTGGTAAAATGGTTAATGGTCAATTTGTAAAAGACAAATAAATTATTTATATTTACTAAACTAAAAAGGTTTATAATATGTTAAAGGCAGGAGAAACTACCAAAGATTATTTAATTAATGCACCTCTTCCAACACACGGTGGAAGGTATACAGTTGTATCTCACAGAGATGTAATCAACAATACAATTAAAATGTTGACTGACAGTGGATTTACCATTGAACGTGAACTATATAGATCATGCCTTGATGCTAAAGTAGCACAAGGTGTATATCACATTAAACCTATGGCAGCAACAGATAACTTAGTTGCTTCTGAAACAGAGCTTGGGATGATGTTTGCTTGGACAAACTCATATGATAAGTCTAAAAGATTTCAGTGTGCTATTGGAGGATATGTAGCAGTATGTAGCAACGGTATGCTATGTGGTGAAGTAAACTATGCAAGAAAGCATACGGGTACTGCAGATCAAGAAATCAAGATGCAGATTTCTAACCAAATTAAAAGTGCTGAAAAACATTTCAGAGAAGTGATTGATGTTAGAAACACATTGAGAAAAATTCAGTTATCACAAGAGAAACAAGCAGAGTACTTAGGACGTATGCTTATAACAGAAGAGATCATTAAACCTACACAGTTAAATGAAATTGTTAGAGAAATGAAAGAACCTTCTTATGATTATAAGTGTGATCAAGATAATGCATGGGCATTTTATAACCATGTTACTCATGGTCTTAAGTTAGCTCATCCAAGAACCTGGATAAGTGACACTGCAAACTTTCATAAGTTTATAACTGCAGATTTGTTATCTAACATGGGAATTCAAAAGTCTGATACTACTAAAGAAGTTCAGGATGAGTTTTCATTCTTAGATGATATTGATATAGACCAAAACCCTAATCATTCTTTATCAACTTTATAATTAATTGGACACTAGTTATTACATATTACGTGGAATCATTTGTCTAATACTAGGTATAGTCCTATTATATAAAGTTGCTTCTAAAAAGAGTGATTAAAAAAAGTATTACTGGAGTTAATAATAGAGGATAAACCAACAACTTAGACTAGGTTTTAATACTTTCCTGGTCTAAGTTATCCTTTTCTATTGATGACATTATGGGAATTGGGTTTCCTGATTCATCTATTCTTACAAATTTTATTGAGGTTGATAATATGATTTCTTGTTTCTTAGTGTATACATTTTGAAACCGGGCTTCTAGATTTAATTTAATACTTGTTGTACCCATTTTATCTACTTCACCATATAACTTAATTAACTGCCCTTCTTTTGCAGGCTTGATAAAGTGACATTTATCTATAGATACTGTTACCATTCCAGGTGTACAACAAACTTCAGTAGCATAGGCTGCTGCACTTGCATCTAACCATGCTAATAACTTACCCCCAAATAAATTTCCATGAAAACCAAGATCTGATTTTTTAACAGGATGGGTATTTAAAAGTCTCATTTATTCATATATTTGACTTGGATTGTCAAAGAATCTTTGATTATTTGTACCATCAATAAGCTCAATATCATATGTTGCTGGTCCTACCCATGGAAAGTCTACTTGTGTTGGTATATCAGCATTCCACTGAGCACCAAAGAATAACTCATCTGCACTAGAGCTTCCTGCATTTGAACCTGCCAGAAGATGAAACTCTACATCATTTGTTGCAGCAGGGTCATTAAGAAGACGGCCTAGTGAATCTTTTAACTCAGATTGTTTTATGCACCAAGTTGCTTGTATTTGTGTTATTTGATTATTTGTATCAGGATCCACACCAACAGCTTGCCATCCATATTCTATATCTGAGTTACTTGTAATTGGTGTAGTTGCATTACGGCAATGCAACCCTAAATATATAACTGTAGGAGGTACAGTTACATGTGCATAACATTTAAAAGTAAATTTTATTATGCTATCACTTGAGATAGCTTTATAATCTACCACAAAAGTTCCAGAACCAGGACCATTGTTGTTAGTTCTTACAAAAACTGCAAATTGTCCTAAACTAGTTTTATCTCCAAATATTACTGGTTCTAGTAGTCCTGTTGGACTTCCTGATATGTCAGGTAGGTTATAATAACCATTTCCATATTCAGTAACACCTGTAAGTGTAGTATTAAAGTCTGTGATGTTTGAATCCTCAGTCCATTTAAATCTACCTCCTTGTAAGTATTCATAATCACTAGTGTTACCACCACTTGAGTTTATTTTAATTACATCAGTTGTAGTAGTATCAAAAGTAACATTTGTTCCTGCTTCTAGTGTTTTAAACTCTAAATCAACTCCAGTTTTTCCTTTGAATAAACCTGTTTGACCACCAACATTAGATGCAGTATTGGCTTCACCTGTTGAATTAAGATCAATAACATTGTCATTTGTTATAAGATCAATATCAACTGAGCCATCACTAGATGTTAAACTATAAAATT